TTAATCTTTGATTATCAGTAAAATTTGTTTGTCCATTCATACCAAGATTTCCATTACCATTCATTTGATAATAAATAGTATTATTAGAAATATTATCTAATCCAATTTGAACTCTATTATTTTGCGTTCCATCACTTAATTGCGCAATAAAACCACTATTTAAACCAACTTTTAAATTTATATCTAAAAACAAAGTCCCTTCAGTCTGACCTATAAGTCCACTAATCCCTGTTCTACTAAGAACATCAGCATTACGAGTTACAGATGAAGCTATTGTTGGGATATAACTTGTGGCGTAAGTTCCTACTTCTAATTGCGCCCCCCAGATAAAACAAGTTTGAGCAGAATCCATATGTATTTGAACATAAGACCTTGTAGCGTTATTTGTTGTAATGCTTATCCTATACCAACCATTGCTATAAAGCACAATATTACTCGCAATTATAGTTCCGTAACTTGATGTAATAGTTCCGTTTGATAAATTATAATAAACACCTCTATCAGTTGTGCCATCAAAAACATTTAATCTTATTTCGTTTGAAGTTCCTGCTTTTGCAAAAACTGAAAATGTATGTATTCCCGATTGTAAAATATTTTTACCAATAAACCCCGTGCCCAATATAGTGTCTGCGTCTTGAGTTCCGTCAGGTGAAATAGTAGTATTTGGAGTTATTGTGGCATTAACTGCCCAGCTTGCATCGTTAAATTGTTCCGAATAAGTTAATAAATTTGTTCGCTGAGGTTCCACCAATAACGAAGCAGTACCTGTTGAATAGTCAATACGAGGTATATCTAATCTATCAGTTGTAGGGAAGTATTCAGTAGCAACTGAGCCATTATCAATTTGAGCGCCCCAAGCAAAAATACCATCAATATCATTTCCTGTAAATGTAGAATTTCCTGAAGAGTCAAGCAGTCTAATTTGTATATTAAAATTACCGGTTGCACTAGGAACGAAAGTTAAAACACATCTGTACCAACCATTTCCAACGTCTTGCATGCTTGCAGAAACTCCACTGCTTAAAGTAGCAACTCCTGTTGTTAAATCATAACTTGAAATTCCTGAACCTCCACCATTATTAACAAACTGTAATCTTGTTAAACCTGCTGATTTTGCATATACACTTAAAGTTAAATTTTGCCCGAGTACTGCTCCTGCACCTATTTGTAAAACAAGGTGTGTTCCATTTACAGCAGTAGCTATTAATTTATCAGCTGTTAAAGTTCCGTTTGGAGCTGTTGTAGTATTTGTTGTAACAGTCGCATTAATTTTACCCCAGTTAGCATTATCAAATTGTTCTGAATATAAAAGTAAATTCCTTGGTACAATCTCAATTAACCCTTGTTCATTTACTCTTGTAGCTGTAGTAGCACGTACGGTATCGATAGGTATTGGTAAATACTTATTTTGAATAACATTATATCCCAATAGGCTATCTTCTTTTACTGCCCAATTTGTATCTCCTATTATTAAACTTGTCTGTGCCATTATTCTAAGATATAATTTAAACTATTCGCCATTTCAGCATAACTATCGTATAAGTCTCCTGTAAGTAAAGTTAATTGTTCGTTTGTTAAACGTGTTTTGTATAGTTGAACTGAGTTTATAAATTGTTTTGAAACATTACCACCAGCAAAATTATTCCCTAAATCAACTTGTGAAGTTGCCCCAACAACTAAAGAATTTAAACTATAAACTTGCGTACCATCAATATAAGCGACATAATCATTACTTTTATAAGCAAAAGCAAGTTTATGCCTTCCGCTTGTCAGTGTTATTAATTGTGAAACATAAGTTGTAGCTCCTGTTTTATAATAAAATCTAAATTGATTTGAAACGTTTGTTCCTATAAACCATCTATTTGTTGTTGAACCATCTGATATATTAATAAAACTCATATCAGCTTGAGTATAAGACAAATCAACATTAACATCAACAAAAACAGTACCCTCTGTTTGCCCTATTAAACTACTTATTCCTGTTTTAGAAATAACATCAGCGTTACGAGTTACTGAAGATGCTTGGGTCGGTATCAGTGAAGTGGCATAACTTCCTACTTCTCTTTGAGCACCCCAAACATAACCATAACCACTTGAACTTGGTAAAGTTGAATTATTTGCATCGCTTAAACCTATTTGAAAATAAGAATTTGTTACATTGTTTGCGTCTGAATAAGTACAACGATACCAACCATTGCCGTAATCTTCTATTTTTGCAGTTCCGTTACTGACTGTACCTAAAGTTCCATTAGACAAATTAAAAAAAGCTGCATTTGCACTTCCATTAGCATCAACAAAATACAACCAATCCTTATTACCTTTTTTAGCAAATATTGATGAACTAAATTTAGCTACAGATGAATTTCCTAATTGATATAAACCTGAATAACCTGAAGTAGTAACATTTAATTTAGTTGCATTTTGAGTTCCGTCGGGACTTATAATTGAATTAGTTTCAACTGTTGAAGCAGATTTTACCCAATTTGTATTTAAGTTTTGACTATAAGTAACTAAGTTCGTTCTTTGTGGCTCTACCAATAAACTCGGACAACTTCCGTTTGTGTAATCAATACGAGGTATATTTAAACGTGTTGTTGTAGGGAAATATTCTGTTGCTGTTGAGCCTTGTTCTAATTGAGCGCCAAAAACAAAACAACCTTTTGTAACATCCCCTAAATAACTTTCGTATGTTGCAGTTTTTTGTAAAATAACCGTTACTTGGTCTAAATTAGTTGTATTAGACGGATGAATTACTGAACAACGAAACCAACCATTTCCAACATTTTCAATAGCAGTAGTTATACCCGTATTTGAGCCAACGTTATTTATATAAACTCCATTTTGTAAATCAAAAATAGGTCTTGCAACACCTTGACTTGAAACTGTTGCTAATTGAACATATCTGCGTCCGTTTTGTTTTAAATAAACACTATATGTTAAAGAATTGTTATAACTACCAAACCCATCATTTGTAACGTAATGGTCAAAAACAGTAGTTGCAGTTTCCATTAAACTACTTGCGTTATTTAATCCAAATGGCGAAGTTGTAACATTATTTGTTTTAGTCGCATTAATAACACTAAAATCATTTAAAGTGTCTGAATACCCTATTAAATTTCTCGGTACTACTTCAATCAATCCCGCACTATTTACTCTCGTTGCAGTTGTAGCACGAACAACATTCATATCACCAAGTGGCGTGTTAGGGATAACGTCATATAATACTCCTTCATTGTACGCATTAGGGGTAACAATAAGTGAAGCATCGTCTAATAATCCTACCGCATTTAATTCTTCCAATGTTGCGTCTAAGCAAGGCCCCGCTTCAAATATACTATTTGGATATGATAATACTCTTGCTCTAAAGTTAGCAATAATATTATTAGCCACGCTATATAAAGACTTAGCCCAAGCTACCCCAATCCCTATATTTATCATATTAGTATACTAATAAAATATTTGCAGCAGAAACGTTAGTTGCCGATGTAATACCCGAAACAATAACCGGCAGAAATGTGCCACTAGTTAAACCTGAGAATGTTACATCTGTAGTATTACCAACTGGTCTTACTGTTATTGTAGTATTAAGCAATGGATCAACTACCGCTCCAATATATATAGCTGCTGATTTAATGCCTGTTAATGGTAAGCTAGCCACTGTACCAACAGTAGTTGCAAAGTCTGGTTGATTTCCGTATTGTCCCATAATTATTTTTTAAATATTTTATTGTATATCTTTCTTTTGTTTTTTGTATTAAGTTTGAATTCTAATACAGTGTTACCAGGAAAAGAATAATCTTCACCTGGTTCCATCAATTTAGAATTGCCTTCATTATCAATACCCAAAACGGGGAAACCTACGTTTTTCATTGTGATTTCCCCGCTAGGTATTACGTTATAAGGTCTATCTTTATCCGGGCTATTCTTTTTATAACCTGTTGTTGATAGATTTTTCATTTAGCATTTTTTCATTTTAATTGGAGCCTTTGCTTTCTTTTTTAATTGCATTGCAACTGGAGCGGGTTTTTTTGCTTTTGAATTTTTAAATTCTTCTGCTTTTCGTTTACCTTCAGCAATTATTTTATCTTTAGCTTCTTGTCTTGTTTTATCTTGAGCTTCTTTTTCTTTTATATAATTTACACGCCCAGCAATAAAATTTTGTCTTCTAATTTCTCCAGTGCCGGCATTTTCCCCTTTTTTATCGGCCCATTGTTTATCATAAGGACTAACTACATTATTCCCAAGTAAACGAGACACACGATTTTCTTCTTCTGTTATTGGTTTTAATTCAAAACTATTTTTGCTACTAGATGCAATGTTTCTATTTATAACATCTTTACCTTGGTATTTATCGGTATAATCTTTTAATTGAGAAGCTTCAATAAATTTAGCGTCTGCGGAATTTGACTGGTCAACACGACCTGTTATTGTTGATCCGCCAAAGTTATTACTATTTGAACCGGTAACATTTTTATGCCACATACCGTAACTTTTAGGCTCCTCTGGTTTAGGTTCAGGTGTAGGGGTTACTGGTTTATCTTTACCAACATCAGATAATTTTACCGTTTCAGTTGCAGATTGTTTTTTATACTTAGCTTTGCTTTCTTCCGAAGCCGCTTTCCATTTTCTAATTTCTTCTGGAGTCTTAGCAATTTTTTCAACCTTTTTGCCTTCTCTTGTTACGGTAGCAGTAGCCTCTACATTCCTAACGTCTTTAGATGTACCTGTATTTTCGCCTAACGCTGCTAATTTTTCTTTTGCTTTAGCTTCGGCCTGAGCTCTAGCTTGAGCGCTTAAGTCTTCTCCGGTTCCTGCATTTGTTTTTTGTTGCATAAAAGGAGTAGGAATACCACGCCCAGTTTGCATAAAAGGCAATCTTCCAGGTTTCATTTTAAATGCCATCTTTTTTATTTTTTATTGTTATTTAACTTTTGTATATATTGTAGTCCCTTGTCCATCTCCAGTTGTAATGCGCTTTAAAGTATTACTGTCTATAAATGTATAAGTATTTTCTGTTACCCAGTTGTTTGGGATAAATATTGTTTTAATAAAAATTGAATCTTTATTAATTTTTAATTCAACTAAATCAATTACTCTACCAGATGTACTACTTATTTCTTGCGTTTGTAATTCGCCTTTAGTGTTCTTCCAAAAAAACAATTCTGATAATTCTTCATTTGGTTTCCAATATCCAATTAAATCATCAACATTAATCTTTTGTTGAGCGAAAGTGCTTAAACTAAATAATGCAATTGCGATAATCAAAAATACTTTTTTCATAATTAAATAATATTAGATTTATATAATATTATTATTACGTGTATTTACTGTTTTTTATAAGCTTCCATTTCCCATGGTAACTTTTTAGACCCTTCTTTCATAGAAGATCTTTTGTATTTTTTTCCTTTCCAAATTACGTGAGTGTCTGTGTAATCCAGATCGCCTCTTTTCATTTGATCAATATGAACTTTTTCATGTTCTATTGTCTTATTCTTTTTTAATTCCAATGGAGATATATCTTTATTAATCAATATAGTTCCATTGTTTTGAGCCATACCTAAAATATTGTCATCCATGTCCGTACTATAAATAGGTGTGTTGTCCACATTATAAGGAGGACCTGTCATTTTAAATGCCATTCTTATACGGTTTAAATTATTAAATTCCCCTATAAATTACTCTATAGGGGATTTAAAATAAATAATTAGGATACTACAGGTAGAGCAGCGATAGTAACACCAGTAGGCATTACAACATCTACTAAAACTGGTCCATTCTGAGCCAAGATAGCTTTGATAACCGCAGCTACAGTTCCAGCAGCACCAGCAGCACTAGTTGTAAATGTAAATACTTTTGCTTGAGCGTAAACTGCAAACGTGGTAGCTGTTAAATAAGCAACAGAGCTAACAGTGTCCGCGTTAAATAAGATGTTTGGTGAACCAGCTACAGTGGTTGGGATTTGGATAAATTTTGCCATTTTTTGTTTTTGTTTTTTTGTTTGTTATATATATATAAAGAATGTTATTACTAACATTTTTTCATTTTCATAGGAGCTTTTTTATCAGCTGCCTTCATTTTAGTCGGAGCCATTTTATCTGCCATTTTCATATAAGCTGCAGATTTCATTTGCATTGGTGAATTCATCTTAGCAGGAGTTTTCATTTGCTTTGCAGCAGGTTTAACTTTACCGTATTCTTTTTTCATCTCAGCTTTTGATTCACCTTTTTCATGTTTCATCATCGCTGCTTTAGAAACATACTTTTCACCTGTTTTCTTTTCTACAATTTTTTTAGCTACTGGTTTTTTCATTTTAAAATTTTTAGTTTGTTTATTTTTAGTTATAAAGTAATAATATTAAATTCTACCTTTAGCTTTTTCAGTTATTGGTAACGCACTATATACCGGCTTATCATTGTTTAATATAATTCCAGTTATTCCAGAGCTTGATCCTTTTCCTTTTGGTAAAGAATTAGTATTAAAAGGACCATTCCACAAAGCATTTGCTCCAACTCCTGATTCAGCAGCAGTCTTATCGTGTATGTCGTTTGGGTGTTTTTTGATGTTTAAATCCATGATTAATAGTTTAAGTCGTAGTTAGGTGTTATTGGCGTTTGAATACCAGCCGGTGGTGGAATTGGTGCATCTTGACTTGCCATCATATCAGCAGGTTTAGTCATAGTATTGTTCCCAACTGTTCTAGTAAAAGTTCCAGGGTTTGCTGTTCCATACATACCAACTATAGCTTCTTGATTTGAAAAAGCTTTAGGGTTAATATTATTATACGGTAATTGCGGCTGTGTATTAATATCCATTATTGTTTCTTGTTTTATCATTATTTACATTTTCTATGGCCGTTATTGCTACCGTATCCATATATGTTTTTCCTTTCATTATTGTATTTCTGCGGCCAGTTGGTATATCTTCTTTGCCCAGCATTATACGGTACATTTTATTTATTAGTTGTTTACACTTAAATGAAACTTTATATATATTGTATTTTTGAGTTGTATGGTTTCTATTTCTCCAAACCACTATCCAACCTTCTTTTAATAAACTGTTCCAGCGTTTATTGTCCCAACTATATGCGTATGTACCTATTTTATAATCCTGTTTTGTAAAGAAATCCATACAATCAAAATAAATTAACAGTTCTAAATCAGCATCTGTTAAATCATTGTTCTTGCATGCCCATCTGCGTATTATTCTATAATGCTTTAATAACCCAAGTTCTTTAACATCTGAGGCTTCTAATCGTTTCATAAAACAATAACTACATCGGCTAACTTTATAACGTGATAAGTATCCTTATCTATTTCGATTTTATGACCAGCATGTCTATCATAAAATATTTCATCATTCTTTTTAACTCCTACAACCTCATCGCCAATTTCCAATACTTTAGCCTGTATATACCTAATATCTTCTCTTTGATTCTCGGAGAGCATTAAACCGCCTTTAGTGACGGTTGTACCCTCTTTTAATTTCTCTATAATCAAATTTCTACCTATTGCTTTCATGATACGCGTAAGTTATTAATTACACAATCTGTTGACAATATAGTAGTTGCGACTGATGCAGCATTTCTTAAAGCACTTTTTGTAACCAATAAAGGATCAATAATACCCGCTTTAATCATATCTACAGTTTCGCCTGTTATAACATTAAGCCCATACCCAATTTTTGATATTGTTTCCAGTGGAGCATATTCAATACCCGCGTTATCTAATATAGTATGAAAAGGTGCTTTAATAGATTCCATTAATATTTCTTCCCCAATGGAAAAAGTATCTATGTTATGTGAAGCGTTCAATAAAGCAATTCCTCCTCCAGGTACAATACCTTCTTTTATCGCTGCTTTAGTTGCGCAAATCGCATCTTCTATTCTATCTGCTTTCTCTTTTAATTCTATCTCTGAATTAGCACCAACTTTTACAACAGCAATCTTAGCTGTTAGTCTTGCTAATCTTTTTTCTAATTTTATTACTTGGTGACTGTTATTAGGTTCTGTTAAAGACTTTTTAACATCTTCAATAATCGCTAATATTTCCTCTGATGTTTCACCAACGTGAAGAATTGTTTCTTCATGATTAGTTATGCTCTTAATACAACTACCTAATACTTCTGGTTGGATTAAATCTAAATCATCACCGAGATCTTCGTTTATTAAAGTTGCACCAGTTAATAAAGCAAGATCATCAAATATCTCTTTTCTATTAACACCGTAAACCGGTGCATCAATAACATTTATTTTTATATTACCTTTAGACTTATTCATTGCCAAAGCTGCTAAAGGCACTTGCTCCATATCGGCTATTATAAGTAAAGATTTATTGTTCTTTATAACATATTCTAAAACAGATTGTATCTGTCTTATATTCTCTATTGGAGATTCAACTAGCAATACTAAAGGATTATCTAATTCTGCAGTTTTATTCTTTTGATTAGTAATGAAGTGTGAATTTTTTAAACCCATTGAGCATTGTACCCCTTCAACTACTTGTAAACTACATTCTGGTTCTGCTGATGTTTCCATCATTACAATACCTGTATTCCCAACAGATCTAAAAGCGTCTCCAACTAACTTGCCTAATACAGGATCGTTATTGGTTGAAATAGTAGCAATTTGGTCTAACATATTATCGTCTACTTTTATAGACATATCCTCAAGATACTTTATTACGTTTTCAACTGCTTTATTAATGCCTTCTTTAATTTTCCTTGCGTTAGGGTTTTCAATAGCGTATGCACTTTTTAAAATTGCATGAGCTAATACCGTTGCTGTTGTTGTTCCATCGCCTGCTTCTCTAACCGTTTTTCTAGCTGCTTCTTTTAAAAGAGTAGCTCCCATATTTTCAACAGGATCTAAAAGAATAATTGAATCAGCAACTGAAACACCGTCTTTAGTAATAACAGGTCTTCCTGCAGCGTCTTCTAATAAAACACATTTACCGCTGGCTCCTAAAGTAGAGCTAACTGCTTTAGATAATTTTTCTATTCCAGCAAATACTTTATCACTAGCTTCTTTTCCGAAACTTAAGTTTTTGACTATTGCGTCTGACATAATTTTATTTGATTAAATTGATATAGTTAATATATTACTTGTTTTTACAAATTTTTACTAACCTTGTCCTCTGTATTTCTTTTTGTAAAGTTTAGAGGTTTTAATTTTAGATGTTTTTGTTTTAGCGTGAACACCTGGTCTAGATATGTCTTTTACAATAATTTTAGCAACGACAGTTTGTTTCGCCATAATTGATATAATGTTAATATTAATAAAAGTAACCATAGAATCCACCAATAATTAGCTGGTTTATCTATTTTTTTTCCTTTTGCAACAACGTGTTCTTTTTCTTGCACCTTAACAGTCGCTACGGAGTCCGTACGCTTATTATTAGACTCTGTTTTGTTATTTGTATATAAAGTATTAACTTTATTTTTTTTTATCTTTAAAACAACGTTTTTATAAACTTTGCCTTCTACGATAATTTCTTTACATGTATCAATCGGGGTGATCGTAATTTCACTATTATCAATAGTTGTAACTATGTTTGTAGAATCTGTTTTTATTTTGTTTTCTATAGTTGTAACTGTAACTTTTGTTTCAGCTACACTATCTTTCTTTACGTCTAATTTATCTACTTGAACTTGTCTACTTGCGCAAGATGTTAATATGATTAAAAATAATAATATAATCTTTTTCATTATGATAATATAGTTATGGTTATATTTTTGGCCGCTTGCATTTTTTTAAATAATTTTTCAAATGCTTTTCTTGATTGCCCTATAAAATCTTTAGAGCGTGTTCTTCCAACAAGTATACAACCTTCTGTATCATGGTTTGAATTACCACTATGTATACGAACCCCCTCAAAACCAGGCACATCAATTAATAAAGGCAATAATCTTTTGAATCTATTAGATTGATTTATTATTACTTTATAAGTACCTTTAGGTATTGCTGTTTCATTCTTAATCTTTACTGGGCGTTCAACATCCTCTAATGTGTAACATTCGAATAGCCCATCGATCGATAGTTCACCTATTGTAGATGTATCAGTCTTGTGTAGTCTCTTTACTGTTATCTGCATTTTTATTTCCTTTTATTTTAATTATTAACCAATCGAATATTTTCATTGAGGTATACACTATTGATATTATCAATAATAGTATTTTTAGGCTTGCTTCCAAATTTGTTAGACTCATTATGAGGGTTAATGTGTTTAAACCATAAACACGAATGCTACATTGATCCATTATCTTTTAAGTTTATTAACAATGTCCGTAAATCCTTGAATGCCTATATATGCTGTTGCTATTATAACCCAATCTGATGAACCTAAATATCCAGAGAATAAGCCGCCACAAGCCACAATAAACACCATTAGTTTTCTACTAATCCATTTATTTAATAGTATGTCTAATTGCTCCTTACTCATTATTCAGCCGGTGGTGTTGGTCCTGGTACAGGCTCTCCAATTGTTAATGTTACGGACGTAGGGTTAATCAAAAGCTCAATTTGACCTACAATATTAGCTTCTATTGATGCTACTTGTTCTTCACCCATTGCTGCTTGTGTCCATGCTACAACTTCCTCATTTGTTAAATCCTCAAAAGGAATAAATGTTGTAATGTCTTCTACATTTAAAGTTTGTGTTCCATATACAGTTGCTTGTACTGGCGGTACAGAATCATCTGTTCCTGTTACAATCCAATGCACATTGTACACTACGTCCGTGTATTCCCCATCCTTTGGGTATGCGTCTACTGTTTTGCAATTCCAATCGTAAATAACTCCTGTTGCTTGTTTTGCCATTTTTTTTATTTTTAAATTATGAATGTCCACCCTGTGGATTTGTATATATATAATCCTTCTACTACGTCTGTACAATACACCATTAAACCAACTGCGGGCAATGATATTGCTAGCCTTTGCGCGTTTGTCATTCTTGGAGGAAGGAAACCTTGTGTTGTTGAATTAATATCCAATACTGCAGATGGTAGTGGAGATGTTGTTCCAACTCCTATTCCTCCTGCCCCATTGATAATCATCAAGTTATTACTATCCGCACTGTTTCTAACTCTAAAAGCAGTGTCAATTGATAATGCGCCAGGCGCTCTTACGTCAAGTCTACCAACTGGCGCAGTTGTTCCAATACCTACGTCGCCTGTTGAGGTAATACGCATTCTTTCAGAGCCACCAGTATATATCGCCAAAGGTTGTGTAGGAGTAGCTCCTGCTCTTCCTGCTATTAAATAAGAAGTTGTTGCTTGTTGAGTTAGTCCTATAAAATTATTATTAGTGTTCTCTGAAGCTCTAATCTCAGTCTCTAATGTGTTTGCTACATGAAGCTTTGCTATTGGTGCTGCCGTTCCAATCCCAACGTTGCCACCTTCAGGCTGAAGAATTAAATTTCTAACGCTTACGCTATTTTCAACAGATTGGATCCAGCTGTACATTGTAGCAGCTCCTGTATCAACTCCAAATCTTAATCGCTTTGCGTCATTTGTTTTCCCTGATACTGTTAATTGTGGATTGAGTGATACTCCAGTAAAATCACCAGTCACCTGCAATGGGGATATCGGACTTGTTGTGCCAATACCTACATTACCTGCTAAGGTAATAGCAAGTCTATCAACTCCACCTGTTGCTAAATACATATCCCCTCCGTCACTAGAACCGCTTATTCTAAACAAACGTGGTGTAGTTGAGTGTCCTGAACCAAACATTTGAATTAATGAGGTTGCCGTTCCAGCGCCTAATTGAATCCTTGATTGCGCTGCAGTCCCTACATTTGTATTTTCAAAACGCCCAAGAGCTAGAATACCATTTGCGTCTCCAGATACGTGAAGTTTAGTGCTTGGAGCAGTTGTTCCAATACCTACGTTACCCGTGCTATCTATTACCATTTTTACTGTAGGAGTTGTAGCTCCATTAGCAAAGACAATATCTCGCCCTAAAGTTGTGCGAGGTTGAATTATTAAATTTCCGGCTGTAAGAAAAGGATAGGCTGCGCCACCATTGAAAGTTCCATAAATAGCAGGAAAATTTATGTTTGAAATAAAGTCGTTATTTCCATAATTAATATACAATTGCCTTACCATTCCAGTTCCAGAAACATCCAACAATTGTCCTGGAGTAGTAGTCCCAATACCTACATTTCCTGTTTCAGTAATACGCATTTTTTCTGTTTGAAGCGTGTTAACTACATTTGATGTAAGGAATTTTATATTTGAACCTCCAGCGTTAGAGTTTATATTTATACTGCCAGCTCCTTTCGTTATATCTGCAAAAGTTCCATCTGAAACTTGTCTATTGACCGACATGATTGCCTCATCTTGCCAACCCGCGTAATAAGCCCTGTTAGAAGTAGCACTCTTTATTGCAAGTTCTTGATTTTCAGTTGCACCTAAATCTAGTTTTGATACAGGACTTGTAGTCCCTATTCCAACGTTACCAGCTCTTAAGATTCTCATTCTTTCGGCTCCATTTGTAAAAACACTTACTCCATAATATCCTGAAATAGCCACAGGGTCTGTTCCGTTGGCTCTCGATATTCCATATTGTGCTATTGAACCTCCGTATGCTGTAAAAGCATCATTAACATTAAAGCCTATTTTACCTGCCCCACTTTGTATTTCAATACTTCCTCCTGAAACAGATAACTTATTGTTAGGACTTGTTGTTCCAATACCTACGTTGCCAGCTGAGGTGATACGCATGCGTTCTGAAGTATCAGTATAAAATGTATGATAACCGCCCCATCCAGCTGAAGGTCCAATACTATATCTTTGCTCTCCATTTCCAGCGTTTGATAAAATTGAACCAACACTTGAACCGCCTGTTTTAAAATCTATTGTATTTGTGAATGAACCAGAAGTCCTATTCATTGTTAACACTGGAGCAGGTCCAGCAATTTCTAATAAAGATGAAGGGTTATTCAGGCCAATTCCAACATTACCTGCTGATGTTATGCGCATACGCTCTATACCAGCAGTAGAAAATATATTTGAAGTTGTTGCATAAAAATTATTTGTTGCACCCTCAATATAAGTTTCACCATTTGAATATTGTAAAAATCCAAAGTTAGTAGCCCCATCATAAGAGGCATGCCCAAACCTTGCAAAATCTGAGTTTATAGCCCAATTCCCTATTTTAGCTACACCAAATAATCCATTTCCATTAACTTGAAGCTTTTGCGTAGGATTTATATTTCCAATTCCAACATCCCCTGATTGAGTAATAACCATTCTTTGGGAGCCATTGGCAAAAAATGTTAAAAAGCCACCATACCCTGAATAACCAGAACTTAAACGCATTTCACCACTAGAACCAAACATTCCTAAGAAACCTTTTTCAACACCTACAGTACTAAATGACAACCCAATAGTTGCGCTAGAGGTAATATCATTACCAAGTGTCAAAACAGAATTTGCAGAAGTATTAATTGTTCCAATTCCAACTCTTATTCCATTATCATAGATTAAACTATTTGTAATGGTATTAGCATCTAACCATTTTGGTACATAGTTAGCTGTACCTGTTCCGTCAACACCTGTAATCTCAGAAAGGCTTACCCAGTCTGTACCTGTTACAGTAGAAGCTAAAACTTGTCCAGCTGTTCCCGGCGAATTGGTTGAATCGTATATTGCCCCTGTTATTCTTGCATTTCCGCTAACGTGTAAATTTTGACTTGGAGCTGTTGTTCCGATACCTACGCTGCCTCTTAATATAGTAGTAACTATAGATGTGTTTCCTAAAGTAACGGTATTACTACCTGCTCCTGTCGCATTATAACCTATTACTATGCAATTTGAATCAGTCGCATTTAATAAAGAACTAAATGCCCCAAGGCCTACGTTTTGTATACCCGTTGTATTATTTCTTAAAGCCTGTCTACCATAAGCTGAGTTTTCACCACCAGTAGTAGTAAGAAGTAAAGCTTGGAAACCACACGCAGTATTATAAAGAGCTGAAGTATTATTAAGTAAAGCCGTTAATCCAACCGCCGTGTTGTATTGCCCTGTAGTATTATTTTGCAAAGACCCGTGCCCATAAGCTGAATTATACCTACCCTCTGTATTACTTAACATTGATTGGGATCCAAAAGCGCTATTAAATGTGCCTGTTGTATTTGAACTTAAAGCTAAATTACCCATCGCTGTGTTACTAGTTATACTCCCCGCACCTATACCAACAGATACTCCATTTACAAGCAAATTAAACGCTCCTAAGTTTACCGCTTGAGTAGCGCCAGTATAAGGTACATATCCACTCAATGAAGGTATATCACTTAAGAAAGCTAAAGTACCATTTGCATTTTGGAATGTGTATACATTATTACCAACCCCTGCAAAGTTTAGTGTTGGCGCGTAAGTTCCATTGCTAAATTTTACAGTACCAGTATCGTCATTGTAAAATAATAGATTATTTGTCGATGCCCCTTTTAAAGCAACCCCACTATCGTAAAACTGAACTATACCATAGTCAGCATTAACGTTGTCGTAAGAATACAAGTTACCAACTTTAGCATCGATTATAGACGTATTACCAGCAGTTAATACTTGGTTTAATGTAGGTACGTCAATACCACTTGATAAAACAAAAGAACTTAAATTATAATAAGTGTTCTCTGTAATAGTTCCATTACCGCCTATAAATTGTAACCCTAGAGTATAAAAGTTTGAAGTACCAATTTGAGTGTAACTGGTTATTTTATAGTTACCAAATAAATTTGGTTGATTTTGTTGTGCTAATAGTATTTCACTACCATTTAAATAATTTAAGAAAATAGTTATATCTGTACTGGATAAATCTATTCCAGAAACTATTAATTGCGTTATGCTAGAGAAAGGAGTTCCACTTCCTCCTCCACCGCTGAAAGATATTGTTTTAGGTATATTTGGGGATATATCAAATCTAAATGATATTTGTCCTCCAATGGCTACCTTAGAATTAGTATTTAAATAATTAGCTACAGTCTGCGCAGTATAGTTAACAGTATTGTTATTACCCGCTTTTGTACCTAAAAATAAATCCTGATCTACGACAGTACCGCTTACTGGATAATAATTACCTATTGCCATTTATTTGTTTTATGCTACTATTGCTATAGTATAAGATACCCAAGCAGTAGTATTAGTTTTTTCATATATTTTTAATACAGCAGGGTTTGCACATTGCACTTTGAACCCTATCATTGCACTTGGATACAATGCATTCAATGTAGCTAGGCTAAGTGCTGTAGCTGTTGGATTACTAACAGTTGTGTTAGATACTAAGTTTACCACGTCTGATATGTGAAAAGATTTAGTAGGATTCCCGTCTTGCGGTCTCTCAGGATCTATATGAGTTCCTAATAATAAATCTGTAAGTGCAGGTGATGCTATTGGATAGCTGTATAATATTGCCATGTTTTATTTTTTAATATGTTTTGTTTAATACGAAGAGGTCACTATATATAGAATTACCCGCGTTATTACTTCCCCATTCAACTGTAACATTTAATGTAGTGCTAATTGTTGTATTGAATGTTGTGTTGTTCACTACATTAAACGCAAATCCTTGTGTAGAAGCATTAGATGTTTTAATATAATGAAATGATCCTAAAGAAACAATAGACGCTGTACCAACACCTCCAATTTGTCTTACAGTGAAGTCTATGTTTAAACTCCAAATGTCATTTACAATACTATTAGTTAAAGATTGCACTCCACTGTCTAATAACGTAACATTTCCTGCTTTAACTCTAATTCTAATAGTTTGATTATTAGCAGCATTCATAACACCGCCAAATACAGCTCTAAAACTATCTCCTATTTGAAATCCATTTGCGGGAATAGTTAATGTACCAACGCCCCCATTTATCAATGTTGTTTCTACGGTAGTTCCTGTTACAGCGGTTGAGTTTGCTGTTTGAGCATATATGCCGCCCGCATAACTTATAAAACCTACTGTATCAACGATGTCTTGCATTGTATACCAATTTTGCAAAACCTTTAAAGCCGCACTACCCCCGTAAGTGGTATTAACATCTTCACGGACCATATAAACTTTATCTGTTGCTGGGATTATTGACATGTCTTTTTATTTATTAACAGTTCCACTTGTCTAAGGCAAGCTTTTTTCTTGTTGGTTCTCCATTTGGTTTCTTCATAGGTCCTGGCATACCAGACATTCTAGCACAAAACGACTTACGTCTTTTAGCATCTTTACTACCCGCTTTCAATTCCGATGGTTTTTTTGTCACAGCCGTTTGCAGCTTTGATCCAGGGTTCTCTCTTCTGTAACTTGCAACACCTTTAGCATTCAACCCTCCTTTAGGATCTTTGCCTTCTTTACGTGTCCACGCAGCAGTTTTCTTTAAAGGTGAATGATCGCATCCACAATTGTCTTTCAGCATGTCATTGTTCGTTGCAAAACGATTTAATATACTTGGTCTCATATTTTATTATTTAAGATACATTACTTTTGCTAGATCTTCTAGCACCCATACCAACTTTTTTCTTAGCTGATACTACCTTTGCTTTTTCACCTTGTGACATTTGGCTCCAAGGCTTTGGCGACTCGCTATTAACCCTCACTGAAGGTCTACAAGCTTTCACTCCTTTTCTATCCGCCGATCCACATTCATTACCTTTCTCATCAGTCCACTTCTCGGCAAACCATCTTTTCAACGACGCTCCCTCTTTAGTCTTGCGCACGGCTTGTAAAGGTGAAGTATACATTATTTATTTTTTCTGCATTTAGCGATAGCTCCTGAAGCATATGCCGAAGGGAATACCTTATAACTTGCTTTCACTTTATTATAACATGCATCTTTAAGCTTCAACGGAGACTTCTGCTTCATTGGCGATTCAATAACACCTCTGCCGATTAAAACATCCTTCTGAGTAACTTTACCGTCACCGCTTAAATCTTTTAACTTCTTCATTGGGCTTTTACCGCATTGGCACATACCTTTGCATTTACATCCTCCTTTGGCTTCGCCAATCGTATACCCATTATTCTTACTTGTTCCTAGACCTTGCGGCCCTATTCCTCTTGCGTTCATATTACTTTATTTTATAATCTTTACCACTTTCTTTTTTTGTACCCTCACCCTCATTTCCTCTGTTCTGTTTCACAGATTCAAACCTACCGTCTTCATGATCATAGTCCATACCTTTCTTACCGGGATTCTTACGATGCATTCTTTGAGCATGTGCCTTCTTCGCCGTTCTATCATCCGTCTTAGCATACGCCAAATCTCTCTTCGCCTTTGCCTTAGCCGCAATAGGAGATAGTTTCTGCTTCAATAAAGGTGACTGTATACCAAAAGTATATTCCATAATCTGAACGTTTAATATAGTATATACAATCACGCATAGTTAACCAATCTTACAGTGCGACATTAGCCTGCTATTTATTTAATATAACTACCTAACGTCACACTTTTATATAATAATAATATGTACACGTTCTTTTAAATTTGTATTACAAATATATAATAAAGGGGTAAATTAAAAAATTATATCACAAATAATAAAGTAAGGGGTTGATTTTATAAAAGTACATTACAAATAATAAAGCAAGGGGTTATACACCTGTTTTGGCCTGCACCGCCCAGAAAGAAAACGACTTTGATTTTACCCACCCCCCGTATTTTTTTTGGTTCTTTTCGAAATGTTTTGCCTTTTCCGGTACGCATGGCGTATGATCTGGCTATTGCTAGGAGAACACTGGAGCTGCTGTGAGCACCGTTTGTTTGTTATAATGTATTGCTGTGTGTTTATTATAATGAACCGATACGTGATGCGTATGGAGACCGATACGTGGAGCGTGGTAACACGCGAAGCGTATAGCAAATGTATAGCATTTGCGTATAGCATTCCCTACAGTCTGAGTACGAATGGTATTTGATAATATATATGTAAGCAACAAGCACCAAATGGTTAAGAAGTTCTTACAATAAGAATACGAAGTCTAATTGATAATATAAGTGTAACTAAGTAATAACAAATTAAATATAATAATATGAAAAATCAAGTAACAAACGAAGTTGTAAAATCATCTAAAGAATTAATCGCTGAAGCCATTGCTAAACTGTCTCCTGAAGACTTGGCTTTAATCTATCCACCAATCGAAAGAGCTAACTTTGTAGTAAGAAAGTCTTGGTTGGGTCGTAATCAAGTAATCACATTCGTGAATAACAAGAATCAACGTATAACTTACAATCATGACGAGGTTCTAAAAGTTATGTTGCCAAAGTTAAACCTTATGCCATGTTGGATTAAACGTGAATATTGGTCGCAATCTACCGATATGCCAAGTAATGTAAGACATTTGGCTACGGTTGAGGTTTTAGAAGTAGTTGAGGCTGAATAAGTCTCTTCTACAATCTAAATACGAGTGAATAATGATAATAATAATGTAAAACAAATAAGATTATGACACCAAAAGAAAAAGCAGAAGAGTTAGTAAATAAGTTTAATTATGAATCAAAACATTATTTAATGTTAGATGCTAAACAATGCGCATTGATAGTGGTTACTGAGATAATTAAAGAAAAAAGCGGATGCAGTAAATACGAATGCTACGGTCAGGATATAAATTGGAACGAAGTTAAAAAAGAGATAGAAAACCTATAATAAAAAGTGCGACGTTAGCCTACTATATTATTAACTTAATGAGCTAATGTCACACTTTTACAAAGTGTTCCATCGGAACCTTACACAAAGTGTATAGCAACGCGTATAGCATCCACCTAAAAACCCCTTACAATAACATTACGACGGTAATTTGATAATATATGTGTAGTCTGGCACTGAAACACTGTCGAAAGAGTAGACTCCGTCCTACACTATAGTTAACTATTTTCTATTTTCACTCAAAAAGTGCTTACAATATCAACACGAACTCAATTTGATAATATATATGTAACAAAATAACAATAATCGATGGTAAAATGGTTGAAAAGGCTTGCAAACAAAGGGATACTCTGTAATACCTGCTCTTAGTTAAAAGTAAGCAAATAGAGTTCAACCTCTTTACAATAAAAATACGATTGTGAAATGATAATATAAGTGTAACAAAAACAAACTAAAACAAGTAAATATGAGACGTTATTCAAGTGCCTTTAGAGTGGTATTATTAAAAGTAAAAAAAGAGTTCTTAATTCAAGCGAAATACGCCTCTATGGCCCTAAGAAACTAATATTAATAAGTAAAAAAATACAATATGAATTATAAAGTAGTAGAAAGTAGAGAAATAGTGTGGTGTGATGGCGATGATAGATATATTTTAATCATTAAAGAAGATGAAGATATAATTGGGTTAAATTACATGCAAGGTGATGAACTTGATATGTTTAAACGAGATTTTAATTATATTGACGAAGAGTTAACCGACTTTTATCACTCGATTGAACCGTATTTAGATGCGAGAAACGACGAAGTTGGTAAAATTAATGCGGCGATATGGGCTCACTTTGAGTACTGTAATAGAAAGTGTGAAAGATTGTTTAATTTAAATAAATAAAAGTATGGAAGAATATAGTGATTGTTGTGGCGCGAGTAGACACCATATATATGATGAGTTGTGTGGTGATTGTTTAGAACATTGCGAGTTTACCGATTGGGATGGAGAAAATGAAGATTAATATTAAAAAGTAAAGTATGAAATATCAAGTAAAAATAACCGAGTATTTAAGTAAGATAATTGAAGTTGAAGCCGATGATGAAGTCGATGCAAGATTATTAGCGGAAGAAATGTATTGTGGTGAAGAAATAGTGTTGGACGCTAACGACTTTGATGATGTTGAATTTGAAATATATAACGATTAATTATGATAGGAGATTATGAAATTATAGAGTATAAAAACCCGTACTTTCCTGAGCGCACATATTATAAAGCGATTATAGAAAACGGTATGACTAAACATCACACGGATTATGAAGTGATTGTTGAATGGTTATTAGATAGAATAGTACGTGCAAAATACTATAAAGAACAAGAAGCTTTTGAAGCCGGTATAATTGAAAGATTCATGGCGGATGTTAAGTACAAAGATTAATAATAGGAGTTAGGAGGAGTAATGGTAAACTCAGGCCGATCAGGCGCCCGCAATGTAGGTTCGATTCCTACCCTAACTACAAAGTATTTACAAAATAAATACGATTCAAAATTGATAATATAAATGTAACTAAAACAAATTAACTATGACAAATTCAATTAAATTCCTAAAGTACAATCAAATCTTATTAAACGGTTTGCTATACACACCTTACTTAATCGGCGATCTACCCCCAAGTTTTGGTTTTATCTACGATGCTAATAAAGAATCCGACGGCACAAGTGAGTGGTTTAATTTTAAAGGTTTAACTTATATAATCAAAAAGTAATATGAGAAAGTTCAATAGATACAAAGACAATTTAAGAATGGTTGGTAATGACGTATGGAGTTACTCTACAATCGTTGCAAGACGAGATGGCGATACCCTTAAAGTATTGGGTTGGTGGTCAAGAACAACTACAAAGCATGTGAATTATGTGGCAAATGAATTAGGTTTAACTTTAATAAAATAATATGATAACAATAGCAAACAATATGAAAGAAGCGTGTCAATATCTTGAAGAAAAGAAAGCACGTAATAGAGCGAACCGTATAAATGCGGTGAATATTGATGGCTTGTGTAAAAGTTTTAATAGTAATGACTATAAACAAATCAAGACTAAAATGAAATCATCCTTTGGTGCAAAAGCAAAAGCACACAGTAGAAGCGGATATTGGAATCACTATCACTTAACATTAACAGAAATTAAAGATAAATATTAGTATGAAAAAATTAAACGGATTTGAAAGTTATTTAGTAATCGAAGGATTGAATGCAATTAGGAATGAATGGAAGAAAGATATTAAAGAAGTTGAAGCACAAGGTAAAAATGCTTTGATGACTGCGGATTATGTAGACATGGTTGTATCTGAAACAATCGAAAAGATTAAAGCATTAACCTTAAAACAAAAATAATGAAAGCAGAGTATATTAAAATGCGTAATAGTAACCAACTCGACGTCGGTTTGCTATACACGCTTGCTCAAGCGGAAGGTTTAACCGCCGCTCCTGATCAATTCTCAATGGCCTTATCATTTGCTAACATCAACGAAATGATATGTCACCTAGACCATAAGTTTGAATTAACCATATTATATAATAAAAATGGTGATTTTATGAAGGTAATTGAGTAGCCTACAATCAAAATACGATTAACAATTGATAATATATATGTAACAAATAAAAAATATAACAAGATGGATAGAAGAATGTGGTTATTAGAAAAATTAAGATATGTAAATGAGCAAGTAGAGTTTGAAGTATTCTATAGTATACAGTATTATCCTAGACGCGGCGAATTAACATTACAAGGCGAGATTGGTATTGCAGCCGTTAAAGTAGCTAAAGCTTTCGATATAGTATTAGTATACAATGAATCAACTGGTAATTTTACCGGCGAAAACGAAGATGGATCATTAAGAATAGTTTTAACAGATTAATTATGACAAAAGAAAGATTAGCTCATCAAGAAGCATTAGCATTTGAAGTGTGGATGCGCGAAATAGTAAAGACTGTACACTATGCCGATAATAATAAAATGGCAGAAGCATACGATCGAGTGTTTAACAATGCATTAGAAATAAAAATATATGAGAGTACTAAGCGATAAAGAACTAGACTTAATTAAGCTAGCAGTCTTTGAAGGAACATTAACAATTGAAGAAAACCTAAATACGGATTTTAGAATAGAAAGATCGCTTTTAACCGTACATCAATTACATAGATTGCAGCAAATAGAAAGTTTGCTATACACCTTATTCTGCGAAGTTGTTGAAGAAAATGGAATCTTACAGTCTGAATACGATCAATAAATGATAATATAAATGTAACCAATAAAATATAATAAAATGGAAAATATAAACAACCTGTTCGATCAGGAAATTACAAAAACTGTAGATGCATACCCAAGTATTTTTTCTAAAGATGATGTTGTTAACTTATTAAGTGCACTACGTACTAATGTATTAATGGAAGTATCAGAATTAAAACCTTCTGGATTGACGCCTAAATATATTACTGATTCTGTTGAAGATTTATTAGATAACTTTGACTTTGAAGAATTTATAATGAGTGAGCCTGAATTATGCGGATCATATGGCAATAGTTTTACTCTTGAGTTAAATACTTCATTCGATGCATACCAATTTACAAGATCATTCGTTAGCGAATTAACTGACTATTTTAAACTTAATCCTGAAGAAAATGAAGGCTAAGCAAGTAAAAGATTATATAGAAAATACCCTTAATCAAACGCCTCGACACAGTTGTAGTGCCTTGGCTAAAGCTATAACAAGAGCGAGTAAAAAGTTTGATCAGAATGAATTTGATATGTTGTATTTGTTATTAGAAAATGCACCAATAAATAATTATACACATAGTTATGGTTTTCATACTGCATACGGAAGAGAATTAATAAATACAATGAGTGATTATTACGATATATATAACCAATAATAAATAAATAATATGACTTTTACAATCAATATCGGGCTGCTTAACAATCCTTATTCAGCCCAAGAAGTAATGGATTATCTAAAAAACCTACGTGGTTATACATTATTACAATTAACAGAAAGCAGCGGTAGCTATCATGATTTGATTGAGCCTACCATTGTTGCTGAACTTGAAACTAATTATAAATTATTAAGTAATGTTGTGGCTACTGTAGAAAATTTATGTTCTGTATTTGAACAAGAATGCATACCTATTAGCTCTGATCAATTTGATATATTAGTATACGGTATCAAGCATGTAGGTTTCAAAGATAAATTTGATGAAGAATATTTTTTAACTATCTAATATAATAACTATGACAAATGTAAACTTAGTGGAATCACTAACGGTTGACAGTAGCGCAATTTCTGAAGTCGCTTACTATCCAAGTGTTGAAAAATTAATTGTTCTATTCATTAGCGGTAAAGCGTACGAATATTTAAACGTACCTAACCATGTAATGAATGGTTTAAGAGAAGCCCCTTCTAAAGGTAAATTCTTAAACAAATACGTATTAGCTCAATACAGATTTAAGAAACTGTAGTTGCTATACACGGTTGTTCATGCATGTAGTGCTCGAGCAGCTGGCAATCGTGTTCGACTCAGGGAGCAGTGAGTTCGTTAAATAAGAACTGTTCAAAATGTTAATCACTCGGGGTTGCGTGGAGTCATACCAAGCTTAGCTAGCTGGTTGCAACCGAAATATGGGATAAAGAAAATAACCGGTCCTCGGATTAACAAGAACTAAGTGCTGGGCTAAATGGATCTGTTTCAGTCTCCGGGCATTGTCACAACCGACGGGTTTTGGGGTTCGATTCCCCTTTTAGTTCCAAATATATATAGTTAATAAGGCGTGAGTTCAGTAATCCACCCAGTTACACGCTTAGTGGTGGTAATTAACTATAAGTCAGGTAGCTGAATGGAAGCACCGCACTGATAAAGCGGAGGAGGTTCGAGTCCTTGCCTGACTACTAAATTAAAGATTATGAGCAGAACAGTAAAACAAGCGTACAGAAAATCAAGAGTGTTTGATAAAACATGCAGAAACAATGGAGCATGCTCTTATTGTAGAGACAACCGTTTACATAAGCATTATAAAAGATTAGCTGCTTACAGTCTAAACACGATTAAAGAATGATAATATTAATGTAACCAATCAAATCAAATTATGAATATATTTTATCTGTCTACAGATCCTACAAAAGCCGCTAAGTACATGTATAACAAGCATGTAGTAAAGATGATCTTAGAATCCGCACAATTATTATGTACCGCTCATGTAATATCTGACGGTCCTGATGCTGACGTACCTTATAAAGTTACTCACAAAAACCATCCTTCTGCCATATGGGCACGTGAATCAAAGTCTAATTACAAATGGTTATATGATCATATGATGGCGCTTGGTGAAGAATATACTAGACGTTACGGCAAAAAACATTTAACAATATTAAAATGTAGTGGCGTACTAAGTAAAGTACCAACTAATGTAACTAAATCTGAATTAACTCCAATGCCACAATGCATGCCCGATCAATACAAAGTTCCTGGCAATAGTGTTGAAGCATACTGGAATTATTATGAAGCTGAAAAAGTTAATGTAAAAAATGCAAACGAATCTATAATAACAAGACCTGCAATATTATGACAAGAGAAGAATTAAATGAATTAGCGAGTAACAAAATTGGATCTAAACTTCAGGTATTATTACGTGAAGATATGGATAAGTATGTCAATTGGGGCATAAGCAGCGATACAGTAAAAGATATGATTGAATCACATAAACGTGAAGTTAAAGTGTGGAGTTATATATTCCAGTTAATAGAACAAGATAATAAATAAAAAATGCTAATGTGAATAAATGTGACGTTAGCTAATTAATATAATAAAATAGCAAGCTAATGTCGCATAGTAGAAACCTAGAATATTTAAATAAAAAACGAGTGATATATAGGCGTGGACCAGTTAATGATAAACCAAGTGAAGAGTTTGAATGGGGTAACTTCTATGAATCAGGTACAAACGAATGTTATGAATTATTCAGGAGTAAAGCTAAAATTCCAACATATAAGTCTTTAAAGTGGCATTTATATGTTATATGGTATTTAAATCCTGATATGGATCAGAATGCATTTGAAGCTATCGCTAGGTTTATATGTGAAAAGAATAATGGTTTTGTAACGTTCAATGTAAGTGAACAGCTATTACAAAGCATGATGTACGAAGTATCTTTAAAAGATCTTGATGAACCTCCTTATAATAAAACTCGTAAGATTATATTTAAGGATAACTGTAAGTTAACTGTCACTGAGAAGTTATCTATAGTAGGAAAGATGATTGGCAAAACTAAGAAAGTTAGTGAATCTGACATTTACGAAGCAATGCTATACACGAATGACCTCGGCAAAAAAATTACAATTAAAAACCTTGCTGATCATTTTGGTTGTACGTCACGAACAATACATAGAAACATGAGCAATGAACTTAAAAAAGAAAAAGAATTATTAAATCGATCATTATGAAACGTTTTGTAATATTCACTATAACTTGGATAGCTAGTAACTTAACAATACCCTTCTGGGTTGTAGGTCATGTACATTTAACATTTAATATATATGAAGATATTTATGAAATTATTACCTCCTTTTGGCTGAATATATTAGTAGCTATAGGATTTTGGATAGAGTGGAAAAACAATATAAAAACAAATAAGATATGAAACAAGAAACACTTGAAGAAGCTATAGAGCAATATTCAGAAATATATAGATGTCCTGCAACGAATAAAAATGAATATTGCAGACACGATATTATATCAGCAGTAAAATTTGGTACTAAATGGCAACAAGAAAGAAGTTATAGTGAGGAAGAAGTTATAAAATTTGGACAATGGTTATCTGAATTTAATAATTTAGATAATGAAAGCGAATATGTTATTAAAGAACTGTTAGAACAATTTAAAAACAAATAAGATTATGAAACAAGAAACACTTGAAGAAGTTCAATTAGCTATTTTATTTCATAATACTTATGAGAATTTAGCACCAAATTTTGGTTATGAAACAAGAGCAGATACAAAATCATTTGAAACTACTACTCCAAATGGAATGTTAATGATTGCTGTTTGTAAAGAAATAATTAAATGGCAACAAGAAAGAAGTTATAGTGAGGAAGATATGCTAAACTTTGCTTGGTTCTTAATTAAAAATGTTGGTCAATATTCTGATGATAGAATGGCTCATTTTGAAGGTAAATATTTAGAACAATTTAAAAACAAATAAGATTATGAAAAGTTACAACATACCAAATTATATCAGGTATAAAGAAGATATTAAACAAACTAATAAAGATAGCGAATCAATTGACTTTAAATCATACCCCAGGGATAAGTTGATTGCTAGGTTTTTACCATTAGTTGAGAACATTGCAAAGAAGTTTTCTACAACTACGCAGGCATGTGGTGTATTAGACATTACAGATCTTATTCAATATGGATCTATCGGTTTAGTGCAGGCAATTGACAAAATTGAATGGGATACAATCAGAGACAGCGATCATCAAGAAAGCACATTGAAATCATTCTTATCTAAAAGAATTAAAGGATCCATTAGAAGAGCTATTGATATTAATAGAGGATCAATTAAGATTCCAGAGCATAAGCTTAATGAAATTAGAAAAGATAACAGCAAGGATCATACATTAGTTGCAATGTTTTTCAATTCAATATTCTTAAGCATTGATGAACAAATCAACGATGATGATGAAGATAATATGTTGTATCAAATTCCTGATCAATCAGAAGTTTACAATGTAGGTTTAATGAATTTATATCTAACAAGTTTATTGAAGAAACATTTAGATGATCGTGAGTTTGAAGTATTAAGATTAAGTTATGGTTTAGACTGTGATAAACATTCAGCAAATGATATTGCAGACTATTTAGGAATTGAAGGAGCAAGCGCTTATGTTAGAATTTCAGAGATAAAAAAGCAAGCAATTAAGAAGTTAATTGATAATGTTGATTCCTCGCAAGTCCTTGATTACCTATAAGTTAAATCAAAATTTGTAGCATAAATTGACTAAATATGTTACAAAATACGTAATTATATTAATATAGAAACTAAACAATTAAATCAAATATATGGCAGAAAAAAAAGAAACAGGATTAACGCTTAATGATAAGTTAGCGGTAATTCAAACAGAATTTAAATCTAAGAAGTCTAGATTCAATTCATTTGGTAAGTATAACTTTAGATCAGCTGAAGATATTCTTGAAGCAACTAAACCATTCTTATTACGGCTTGGTGTATCAGTTACGGTAACAGAGGATCTAATAGAATCTAGTCAAGGTTTCCCCATCTTAAAGTCCACTGCAACAATTTCCGATGGGAATGGTGCTTTACATGCAGTAGCAATCGTTGGTGTTGATCTTGATCAAAAAGGTATGCAAATGCCTCAGAAGTTTGGGTCAGCATCAAGTTATGGTAAGAAGTATGCATTAGGTAATCTATTCTTAATTGATGACACTCAAGATCCTGATCATGGCAAAGCAGAACCTGAAACTAAAAAAGCTTTATTAACATTAACAGATCCTGCGTTTGAAAAAGCTAAAGACTTTATTGCTAAAGGAGGATCGATTGATACAATCAAAAAGAAGTATGAACTAGCTGACAATGTTGCTGTAGCATTACAATCATTATAATATGACTAAAGAAGAAATCTTAGAGAAGTTAAAAGATGATCAAGAATATTACGGCCAATTCGGCAGAAATTTCTTAAGTAATTCAAACATATCTGCATTGCTTACTAATCCTTTATTGTTGTATGAACCTCAGCCTCCGAATCCAAACTTTGTTATTGGTGGTTATTTTCATACAGCAATCTTGGAGCCTGATAAGTTAGATAAGTACAAGATTATTAAAGCAACAACCAGGAATACTAATGTATATAAAGAATTATCTGGCGGTGAAATCTGTTTGCTGCAACATGAAGCAGACAAGATCGAACTAATGAAGGATACAATGTTAGCTAATAACATTTGTAAAGATCTAATACGAGGTTTCAATGTTGAATATGAAAAGCCTGGTATTACAGAATTATTTAACGTGATGTGGAAAGGTAAAGCAGATATTGTTAACCACGATGAAGGCCTTATCATAGATCTTAAAACAACTTCTAACATAGCAGACTTTGCATATTCAGCACGAAAATATAATTATGATAGTCAAGCATACATTTACAAAAATCTATTCGGATATGATCTTATTTTCATTGCAATAGATAAAGGCACAAATCAAATTGGTATATTTGATTGCTCCGACAAGTTCTTACAAGCAGGCGAAGACAAAGTCAAAAGAGCTGCCGAAGCATACGAGTTATTTTACAAGACCGAGGACTTTGACCCTCAACAGCACCTATTAACACGTACATTATAACATGAAAAAATGCACCTATTGCAAATTAGAATTACCATTAACAGAATTCTATAACAGAACAGATACGGGTAGATTAAAATCAAGATGTAAAACTTGCGAGTGTTTATATTCCAGGGCAAGAAATTATAAAATAACATTAGATCAAGCCCAATCATTAATGGATAGTACTAATTGCCATTGTTGCGGTAAAGAAATACTTGATAAGAGATCAACATATATTGATCATTGCCATGAAACAAATAAGATAAGAGGAATACTATGTATGTCTTGTAATTCTGGTATAGGATTTTTAGGTGATAATCTCGAGGGGGTATTAAAAGCAGTAAACTATTTAACTAATAATAATCAATTAAAACTATAAAAAAATGGCAAGTATAATTAAAGCGAGCATTAATCTTAATGCAATTCCAAAACACAAAATAATTGACGGGGCTAAAGGAAAGTACCTTCCCATTACAATTACATTGAATGATGAAGTAGATCAATTTGGAAATCAAGGACCAATACAAGTAGAACAATCAAAAGAAGAACGTGAATCTAAAGCAGCTAAAACATATCTTGGAAATGTTAAAGTGGTATGGACGAATGGCAGTAATGTTGCTGCAGCACCCAGAACTGATGGGCAGTCTGCCCCGCAACAAAGAGTGGCCGCAGTAGTAGAAGATGATCTACCATTTTAATATTATAAATTTATAGAATAGTTAAGCCCCACAAGTTGGGGTTTAATTATCTATAATAGTGAGCTCTTACAATCTAAACACGATTGTTTATTGATAATATATATGTAACAAATTAAATTTAATAAATGCAAACAATAGAGATAAATGGTTTTTTGATTGACCAATTCAATCAATACAAGCTTGAAGAAGGTAAGTCTCAAGGCATTTGTCCAATATGCTCGCCAGATAGAAAACCTCAGAATGAGAAAGCAAAGTGTGCCTCTTACGATTGGGAACGAGGTATAGGTACTTGCCATAACTGTAATAAAACTTTTCAACTACATACATACCAACGCAAAGGCAAAAGCGAAAAAGTATACGTTAAACCTGACGTTGCTATACACACTCCTCCAAGCTCAAAAGTTGTTGAATGGTTTGCAACACGTGGTATTTCAGAACAAACATTAAACGAGCTTAGCGTTACTGAAGGCCAAGAGTTCATGCCTCAAACAGGTAAACAAGAAAATGTAATCAACTTTAATTATTATGTTGGCGATCAACTTACAAATGTAAAATACAGAGATGGGCGTAAAAACTTTAAACTTTATAAAGGGGCTGAAAAAGTATTTTATAATATTAATAGTATTGTTGGTTTCGAGTATTGTGTTATTGTGGAAGGCGAAATGGATGTCCTTGCATTACATGAGGCTGGAATTACTAATGCAATATCTGTGCCTAATGGCGCTACATTGGGTACAAATAACCTGGAATATCTTGATAATTGTATTGACTATTTTGATGATAAAGATAGAATCATTATTGCTGTTGATTCCGACTCTGCCGGGCAAGCTTTACAGGCTGAGCTGGTAAGAAGGTTAGGATCTGAAATTTGTTACTTAGCATCGTTTGAAGAATGTAAAGACGCAAATGAATACTTATTAAAATATGGAAAAGAAGCATTATCCCAAAGAATTTCAAGGGCTAAGCCAGTTCCACTTGAAAATGTTACAACGTTTAGAGACATTGAAGATGAGGTTACCGATTTTGTTAGAAACGGTTTCAAACCTGGGTTTCAAGTTGGCCTGGATAATTTTGACAGTATTTTTTCTACGTATACTGGCCAGTTTATTACTGTTACTGGTATCCCTAGTTCGGGAAAATCTGACTTTGTAGATCAAATGATTATTGGTTATAATGAAAAGTACGGTTGGAAGACTGCATATGCATCACCTGAGAATACTCCTACATATTTACATGCTCACAAGTTAATGCGCAAAACTTGGCAAGGTATGCCTACTGTTGCTGATATTAATAGTGACAAATGGAATCAAGTTGCCGATCATGTTAACGACAATTACTTCTTTATTGATATGGAACGTTATACTTTAGATTCAGTACTTAGAAAAGGAGCTGAGCTAGTTAAACGTAAAGGTATTAAATGCTTAGTTATTGATCCATTCAACAAAGTAAGAGACAACGATGCTTCAGGTGATGTTAATGTTTATACATTAGAATATCTAAGTAAGATTGAAATCTTTGCTAAAAAGTACGATGTACTGGTAATGGTTGTTGCCCACCCTACAAAAATGTATAAAGATGCTAAGGGTAATATTGAAGAGCCTACTATGTACAACATTAAAGGTGGTGGTGAATGGTACGATGCTTCCTATCACGGATTATTAGTTCATAGAAACTATGAAGATAAAACCGTTAAAGTAAAAGTGCTTAAATGTAAGTTTCAGAATCTTGGAGAGAATGGTGCTGAATGTCATTTCAAATGGGATCCAGCTTCCGGTTGTTTTATACCTCACGAACCTGTTAATATTAATAACGATTTGATGCCTTGGGAAAAATAGATATATATATGAAAAGAAATCAATATAAAAACGAATATACTGAAAAACAAAAACAAAGACATAAAGATTATTCAAAAGCTTATAGAGAAAAAAGAGCAAATGAATATCCAGGATATGCAGTATATTATATACCAGAAGAACACTATGTTGGCATGAGTAACGATATTCATTCTCGTATGTCTAAGCATAAACATTTAGGAAAAATTATTGACGACTGGGAAGTATTAATGTGTTTTGAAAACCCAATAAGGGCGCATTTAATGGAAACTCAATTACATTTAATGGGCTATAACGGATATAGACCTTAATAATAAAAACAAATAATATGGATAAATTAGTATTTAACGGAAAGGAATATGAACTTATAGAAACCCCACCATGGCCAAAATTTAAAATTTATGGTGAGGAATATAAAGATATAGGTTTTACTCAGCCAGGTATGATGCGTAATATACCTGAATATGATTGCCATACTTTGAGAATAAAAGATAAATCTTATGGATTAAAATTAATTGAAGAAAAGTAATGGGCAGTGGATTTAATAATAAAAGTAAAATTGATATGGGTTTTTATGCAGCAAGTGAAGCTGAAGAAGCTGCTAGACGTTGGTGTATTAATAACGGAATCAATATATCACCAAAAGCATTTAATACTTTAGAATGGTATGTCTGTATTGTAATGAACGGTAAAGAAAACAAAAGCCCTAAGACTTATAAGAAAGTTGATATATGGAAGCAAATGTATTTATTCTATCTTTATTATTATAACAAATACAATACAGATATAAAGATCAATCCAATGCTGGAAGATAAAAAGAAAGTAGTAAAAGTAAAACAACAATCAAACGATAAACAATTATTTTAATATGACAAAGTATGAATCACAATACAAAGAATTACTATATAAGTGTCTTGCTAGCGGGGTTAAGCGTAATGACCGTACTGGGGTGGGCTGCAATTCTATTTTTAATGCTAACTTAAGAATAGATCTTAAAGAAGGTTTCCCTTTATTAACTGGTAGAAAAATGTTTCAAAAAACTTTCGATACAGAATTCGAATGGTTTATGAATGGCGAAACCAATGTACAAAGATTCCGAGATGCTAATGTAAAGATATGGGATGCTTGGGCAGATGAGAATGGCGATCTTGGTCCTGTATATGGGCATCAAATGCGCAATTTTAACGATCAAAATATAGATCAGATGCAAATGCTTATTGATGACTTAATTGAGGATCCAGACAGCCGTAGACACATTATAAGTTTATGGAATCCGGCTCAAACAAATCAAATGGCATTGCCTCCTTGTTATTTGTATTTTCAATTTTTCGTTGATGGATTAGATCTTAATATGTTTGTTGTACAAAGATCTGGCGATATGTTCTTAGGCATACCTTATGATGTAGCTTTGTTTTCAAAAATACTTTTGTATGTTGCTGACAAAGTCGCTTTACAAGCTAACTTCATTGACATACAAATCGTAGATGCCCACGTTTACAATAATCAACACGATGCTATACACAAATATCTTGATCAGGAAACTTTTCAGTCGCCACAGTACTTTTACAAAAACGGAGCATTAACCTTAATAAATTATAAACACGGTCCAGTAATTTCAGCAAAAGTGGCCATTTAATCTAAATTATGTATTATATCTATCACATTTTTGGTAAAAAGATCGGAGTTACACGTAATCTTAATAATAGGGTTACAAGCCAGCAAGGTTACAAAGAAGATGAATATGAAGTTTTAGAAACCAGTGACGATATAGATTATGTATCTGAACGGGAACTAGAACTTCAATCTATCTACGGCTACAAACTAGATCGGCAATCATATAAGAATTTAACTCAAAAAAAATCAAATAAAATGAAATTAAATGTTACAGAACAAACAACCACATTCCCATGCCCACTTAATAAGCTTAAAGGCAATTTATTGGATAATTTAGGTATTAAAATAGAAACTGGGTTTGGCAAATATGTTTTAACCCAAGAATTATCTGATTGGATAATTAATAATGCTAGCACCTCAATGTTCAATCCAGCAAGATCCTATGTTTATAACAAAGCATTAGATGAGTTTGCTCAATCATTAGGTAAAAAATCAATGGCTATGGAACATTATAATCAACCTGAAGAAGTAAAAGTTGAAAATCCTAATGTGTATGATCTTATTAGACAATGGGCTGATGAACGGGGCATATATAGAAATGGAGATTCTAAAACACAGTTTATAAAGCTTCAAGAAGAAACTGGTGAACTTGCCAGAGCTATATTAAAAAATAATCGCGAAGAATTTATTGATGCAATTGGAGATGCTGTAGTTGTATTAACTAATCTTGCCGCATTAGAAGGATTAAAGATTGAAGATTGTGTTACATCAGCTTATGAAGTAATTAAATCAAGACAAGGATCAATGATTAATGGAACTTTTGTTAAAGAAAGACCAGTTGTAATTACAAAATCAAAATACGACGTAACAAACACACTATAATATGAGAAAACAAGAAATTGAATTTAGAGACCCAGTTGTACAATCAGTAGTAAATAAATTTGTAGATCGTTCCGATGTTGGCTTTGCTAAATACGGCAAGACTATGCGAGATGATAAGTCTGACGTTTTTGTTTGGCTTAATCATTTACAAGAAGAATTAATGGATGCTACATTGTATCTTCAACGTTTAAAAGAAGAAATATCTGATCTACGAGAAGAAAAAGCTTTGATAAATGAATTAAATGAAATCGATATTATAGATGAGTTTGTATTCATACCTAAAAAAAAAGAGAAGAAACTGAAGCAGAAAAAATCTTCGGGGCAGAAGCTTGGTCGTGGTGATCATTTTACTTTTACAATAGATGAACCTGCTTACAATTCTCAAGCAAGATATGTTTCAAATACAACTAGAAGCCATTTTGATTTGTTGCATCCACAGGATAACGACTAATGGAAAAAAAAGACCAACAACTGCAAATTAACGGAAAAAAAGACCAATAACTCACAAATGAGGAAAATTAGCAGAAAAAAAGGACCAGTAACTTCTAAGGTGGTATCATATGATGGTATCACCTTTAAATCTGGATTAGAAAAATACATGTATAAAGCATTGAAAGATGCCAACATACCTGCTGAATATGAAAAGCACACATTTGAATTACTACCGTCATTTACATTCTTAAATGATTGTATAGAAAGACAAGCTAATAGTAAAGGTGATTTTATAAATAGAGGTAATAAAAAAGTATTGAATTTAAAATACACTCCGGACTTTGTTGGTGATAGTTTTATAATTGAAACTAAAGGTAGAGCAAATGATGCTTTCCCATTGCGCTGGAAAATGTTTAAATACTGGATGACTTTAGCATGTGACAATAGAACACTATATAAACCCCAAAATCAAGCTGAGTGCTTAAAAACTGTTGAATTAATTTTAAAAACCAAAACAAATGACAAAAAAGAAACCAAAGTTAGTAGAAGTACCAGAAGAACCAAATGAAAAATATTGGAGTATCACAATAGGGCTTTATCCAGGAATATTATTTGGGTTTAGAACTTATGAGGAAAGGGATTTTAACACACATGTTTTGTACTTACCATTTGTAGATATTGCATTAGAAATAGATAATTAATAATTAAAAACCAAATATGAGTTTAACATTAGATAAGCAGATTTTAAGTGACATAACAGTGTACACTAAATATGCTAAGTATTTGCCAAACAAGGAAAGGCGTGAGACCTGGCATGAATTAGTAACAAGGAATATGGAAATGCACGTTGCTAAGTTTCCTACAATGAAAGAATCAATAGAAGCCGTATATGAAAATTTTGTATTCACTAAAAAAGTTTTACCTTCGATGCGAAGCTTACAGTTTGGTGGTAAAGCTATTGAGCTTAATAACGCTCGCATTTATAACTGCGCTTTCTTACCTGTTGATAGTATCCATAGTTTTTCTGAGACTATGTTTTTATTGCTTGGAGGTACTGGAGTTGGCTATTCGGTCCAGCAACATCAGATTGACAAATTACCTGAGATTAGAAAACCTAATTATGATCGTAAGAAAAGGTATGTTGTTCAAGACAGTATTATCGGATGGGCAGACGCAATCAAAACCCTCTTCAAGTCATACACAGGAGGATTAACTTCGCATATCGAGTTTGATCTATCTGACATAAGACAGAAGGGTGCATTGCTTGTAACAGCAGGTGGTAAAGCGCCAGGGCCAGAGCCATTAAGAATTGCATTAGTTAAAGTAGAGGCTATATTAAGAAGTAAAGAAGATAGATCTAAATTAACCGATATTGAGTGTCATGATATTCAGTGTCATATCGCCGATGCTGTTTTAGCGGGCGGTATCAGACGCGCTGCAATGATTTCATTGTTTGATCTTGATAGTAATGCAATGTTAAATTGTAAGGCCGGAAACTGGTGGGAAGAAAATCCTCAAAGAGGTAGAGCAAATAATTCAGTAGTACTTTTAAGACATAAAATTGACAAGAAAACATTTGACAAAGTTTGGGAACGTATTGAGGCTTCTGGATCGGGTGAGCCAGGCATTTACCTTACTAATGATAAAGATTGGGGTACTAATCCTTGTTGTGAGATTGCTTTACGTCCTTATCAGTTTTGTAATTTAACTGAAATTAATATGGCTAATATTGAAAGCCAGGAGGACTTTAATGCAAGAGCATCAGCGGCATCATTCTTAGGAACATTGCAGGCATCGTATTCGGACTTCCATTATCTGCGAGATATATGGAGAAAGAATACAGAAAAAGACGCATTACTTGGTGTATCAATGACAGGTATTGCATCAGAATCTAATTTAAATTTAAACTATGAAGAAGCTGCTCAAGTGGTTAAAGATACAAATAATGTCATTTCTGCCGCCCTTAACATCAACAGGGCAGCTAGAACGACGGCCGTCAAGCCCGCTGGAACTACTTCTTTGGTGTTGGGTACTAGCAGTGGTATTCATGCTTGGCATAATGATTATTACATACGTCGCATGCGCTTAGGCAAGAATGAAGCAATCTATTCTTATCTTGCAATAAATCATCCAGAATTGATTGAAGATGAATATTTTAATCCAACATTACAGTCAGTCATATCTGTGCCTCAGAAAGCTCCAAATGGTGCCATAACAAGACATGAGTCTACATTAGATCTATTAGAAAGAGTTAAGCTTGTATCTAAGGATTGGGTTAAGCAAGGTCACAACAAAGGTAATAATACACACAACGTTTCGTGTACTGTTTCGGTAAGAGATGATGAGTGGAAGATTATTGGTGAATGGATGTGGGCAAACAAAGATTACTATAATGGATTATCTGTTTTACCGTATCACGGAGGTACATATAAACAAACACCATTTGAAGATTGTACAAAGGAAATGTACGATCAAATGATGGCAACATTAAAAGATGTTGATCTATCAAAAGTAATCGAAATTCAAGATAATACTAACTTTAGCGAATCAGTTGCCTGTGGTCCAGCTGGTTGCGAAATAACTTAATAAAATGAAAGAACAAACTTTAGTTGAAATGAAAAACAAATTGGATGCTGTTGTAAGAATTATCCAACAAGTTATGAATGAACAACAACATTTAACTACGTTAGCAGCAGGTACATTAGAAGCTGTGAAACTTATGCCAGGTTATGAAGAAGCAATACAAACTTTAACAGACCGCGCAAAGGAAAGTCTTGAAGAAAAACTTGAAGACGAGCCAAAATTAGAAATTTAATTAAATAAGAAAAGGGGCACTATAATTAGTGTCCCTTTCTCTTTAATGGATTATTAGGTATGGTGCCTATTTTATTATCAACCCATTTTTCTACGTTTCTTTAATCTTTCTTCTCTTCTTTTTAATCTTTTTTCTTGTCGCAATTTTATTTTTTCTGCAATAGGCAAAGCATTAATAGAATCTTTAGTACGTTGGCGAGTTTCTTTTGATTTAATTTTACCCTCCTCTTTTCTTACTTCTTTAGCTTTAGCTCTTATAGCTTGATCTCCAGTGGATTCTTCGATTCCAATACTATATGGAGACCATCCTAATCCAACCATAACTCTTTGCCAAGCTTCATTTTGTGTATTCATTGCTTGAGAAGCATTCTCTATTTTAGTAACTAAACGATCCATTGGTACGTTTGTGAATGATTCAACAACTTTACCGCTCACTCCATACATTGGCCCTAAGTGAACTGTTCCGTCTTGCATAACTCCCCACCCTCTTTCTTCTATAAGATCTTTTTCAAATTTAGTTTGTTGCAGTCCTGAATATAGCTTTCTAAGTTTAGATCCAATTGGAGGAGAAATATTTGCGCCTTCCAACATTACTTTAGCATAGTCAGCTTTAAATTTTTTATCTTTCTCTTCTAAATACTTTTTAGCCATATTCTTTAGAGTAGCTATAATACCACCAGTAAATCCTGTCCCTCTTAATATAGTATCAATAACACCATCTGTAACATCAACTAATTTCTCTTCTAGTTTCTTTTCTTTTTCAGGTTTTTCTTTATCCTCATCATCATAACCAAATGCAACAGCAAATAAACCTTGTTGTAGTACGGCAAACATTGTATTTTGAATTGCTAGATAATAAGCAATCTTGGCTACGTTTGTTTTATCATTACCACGTCTATTCTTAAGATCTAATATAGCCTTCTTAACGATACGCGATTGTTGCATCGCAGTATTCTGGAATGTTAATAGCAATCTACCAGCTGCACTCGCTTGTTGTTTTGATATATCTCTTGGATCACCCGACTGTTGTGTTTCATCTGATACTTTAGTAAAGTCATTCCATGCTGCAGTCTCAGCTTCTTGTTCAGTCATTCCTTCTTTTAAGTAACTTTTTATTCTATTTCTGTAGAACGGAGCACCTCCTGAAGCAATAGCAAAACTATCTGCCATTTGTGTTGGCGTGTAACCTATTTTTAATAAGTAAGATAAGACAGCACCAACTTTATTTTTACTACCAGCAGCAGCATTAGCAATCTCTGCGGCAGCAACATCCTCTTTTAATCCGCCACGTCTTTCTTTCATTTTATCTGAATTCCAAATACGCGCAAAGTCAGTCCAATATTGTTTTTGATTTGCAAATGCAGCAGCAGCAGCTACAGGATTATTATCTCTTAAGTTTAAAAAGTTTACTGCCCCAATTAATTGTAATGCAGCAGATCTTACATTCAAGAACATAATAGCTCCAGTAGATCCAGTTACCCAGTTAGCCCATCTAGAAGTTTCTTTATCTTTACCTTGACTTCTATTTTTACCAGTAGTCATTCTCCATAGGACATCCTCAATAGCTTCTCTTACATTTGTACCGTATACTGCTTCAACCTTATTAATATTAGGACCAACAAGTTTTCCATTTTCCCATTTACCAAACATCTCTTGGGCATTGTCAATAAATTCAGCAAGGAATTTCTTTCTGCCTTCTCCCTCGGTTAAGTTATGTAAGTCAGATATAATTGTACTTGCATCCCAGAATTCAGTTGGAGTAACCCATCCTTTACCTTGTCTACCAGTAACTATTAACCCTTGTTTAAACGCAGCTAACTCAGGATCATTATTTACAAGCTCAGTTAACTTCTTTTGGTCTCTTTGCGATATACCAGGAATTTCAACGCCCTCTTCTGTCCACATTGCAACACGTATTGCTTGGTCATATGTAAAGTCCCCATCTGGCGTTAACTTCTCAATTTTGTTTTTAATATCAGGGAATTGATCTGTCAATGCTTTGTAATCTTTCTTAATCGATTGTCTTGCTGCATCCATTAAATCATTACCATTTGCATAAGGTTTTAATAAAGCATCTGAAAAGAATTTTTGTTGTTCTTCTCCGCGTTTTCCTTTACCTATAAATTTATATAATAATAATTCAAAATCAGCGGCGGATGGTGGAACATAGAAATCAAATTTGTTTTTGTCAGCTCCTCTTCTTCTTGCAACAATATCTGAGAATACTTTGTAGTCTGCCATGCCAGTATTCTCTTCAATTATCTTATTGAATTCTGGAGATATAGTTTTACTAAACTTAATTTTTGCTTGTTGAATTTTTGACTTAACGTCAAGAACATTTAGTGCATCTTTAACGGCAGTTACATTTTGAATTGCATCATCAGCGAAGTAAAAATCATTATAACCTTCCGTTGCTTTCGCTATCATCCAATCAGCTTTTGCTTGAGCTGTGCTATTTCCTAATCCAGTTATATTTTCTAATGGGATGTCTATGCCTATTGAAGATAAAAATCCATGAATAGGACCAGCTGAATTCGCAGGTCTTGCAGTAAGTATAAAGAAATTATCTGGGCCAAACTTGCCAATCATTTTCTTCATTTTTTCGACCATAGGCCCTGGCTTACCATTAGTAACCTTACTAAATTCAGAAAAATCAAATTGAGCTCCTTCTTCCAATAGTCTTGCACCGTCTTTTGCAAACTCTTCAGCATTTAATTTTCCTTTTGTCCCATCCGGCATTGTGTATAGCACATTACTTTTAGTTATACCAACAGTATCATCAAAATCAAAAACAGAAATACCTTTTGCCGGTTTAGAAAATGAAATTAAAGACTTTGTTACCGCATCATTATTATATATGTTTTGTAAGGACTCTTTAGAATTAATACCTGATTTTGCTAATTTAACAAGAGCATTAAAGTTTGCTTTTGTTCCGTATTCTTTTTCTAGACCTACAACTTTATATCCTTTGTCTATTAAGTCTTTAATAAATGAAACCGCTTTTGGATCATACATTCTGTTTTCACCTTGAATATAACCAGGTAGTATGTCTTCCAGTGCCTTAGGTACTAAATTTACTTTTGATTCATCTATAAATGCTCTAAATTCCTGTTCAGTTATTTTATTGTCAAATAAATCTATAGTATAATCAACAATTGTTTGAGCAGGTGCATTATGTTCTAAACGAGGTTCTTGTTTTTTTGTTAATCCTAGTACCCCAAGACCCGCTTTAGAAACTTTGCGGAATAATCCCCTTTGATCAAATTTAAGTAATTCAACATAAGATTCAAAATCTTCTTTAGTATAGTTATTGTCTTTAAAATATTTTACAATATTAATAAGATCATTAGTTGCTTTTAAAGCTTCATCATCTATTATTGAAACACTAGACTCCCAATTGCTTTTTATTCTATTAATATCTGCCCATAATGGAACTTTTTCTTCTCCAAAATATATCGATTCACCCCCTTTAACAGGTTCTAACTTATAAGAATCTTCTCCAATTTTTCCTTCAAATTTTGACGCAGTCTTAATTATAGGTAATAATATATTTTCAAATAAACCTCTATTAATTCTTAATTTATATATTTCACCAGGGCCTATTTTAGAGGCCATTGTGCGCAGCGATCTACCATCACTGGCTATCCAATTATTAATTACATTTATTTCATCCTCTGCTGTAGGGGCTTCTATTATATCTTTAATTAATTTATCTTTAGATATCTCAAATCCTTTAATTAATCTTGCAGAAAATTTAACATTACCTCTTTCTATTTGTTTATTTATTTCAACAGCAATGTTATTTAATTGCTCAACACCTAATCTTTTTTGATTTGTTTCTAAAGCATCGTATATAACTCCTTCATTTGCTAAATCGTCATTGATAATATCAAACGATGATTCCTCAGCAATAGCTTTTGCTAAAGACTCTTTCCTACCTCTTAATGGATTCCCATCTGCGGCTAAAACTTGTGCAAGGTAGTCTGCATCAGAAATGTTATTTACTACATTAGGCAATCTTCTAACCAATTCTGCCCCAGAAGTTCTACCCGCATTATCAGTTGAAGTTTTTTCTCTGTCTATTTTTTTACCAACCCATTCAGGATAATTTACAAATCTACCATCAATTTGTTTTTGAATAGCAATAGGCATTCCTCCTTGACCATCTTTACCCATTAACCAGGTTGTAGTCATATTTTCAAGAATATATCTTTTATTCTTTAATAACCAATTTTTAAGTTGATCATCTTTTTTGCCACCCATTGCTGTTTTAACATCAATATCAACAAGTTTACCTATTTCATCTCTGATTTCAGCAATTATAGGCGTAACTGTCCTATTTAATGATATTGGCTCATCAATCTTTGATTTTAAAGTTCTAACAACGGTTAATATCTTATCATTGATTGTTTTAAGCGTCTCTGGCTCAAAAACTTTTGATTCTAATACATTCTTATATTTTGGCTTTTCTTTTGTCTCTATAACTGTTTCTTCAGCCATTAAGCCTTTCTCTTCAGTTACATCTTTTTTAAACTGTTGATCTAGTATCCTTCTTGAAGTAGCGATTGCTCTAACAGGTAAATACTTATTAATATAAGCAGCTAATGGAATACCAGATTCTGGGTTGTATTTTTTTATTAAATCTAAAATACCACCAACGCCTGTTTCTATTTCATCAGTTAATAATTCTTTGTCAAAACCTGGAGCATCTCTACGTTTGTCAACTATCTTATTTGTAATTGGTTTAAATAGTTTTATAATTTCAGCCGCTCCGTTTAATCCTTTATCATTATATATTTGTTGCACTCTATCAGAAGATACGGAACCTCTTTCAGTTTTTATAATTTCTTTTACATCGTCTTCTTCAGAGATTTCTTTTTCTTTCTTAGTTTCAATAGCAGGAGTGGTTTTTTCCTTTTCAATTGCCTTTTTAATCTTACCTTGTAAGTTAGCAACTTGTTGATCAAAATCATCAGGATCATAATCAAATTCATTATCTTGTATTTCTTTTAGTTGATTCTTTAAAGTTTCAACTTGTGATAATCCCTGACTTTTCTTTACTTCGGTTTTAATAGCAGTTCTAACTGGAGCATTGCCTTTTGCAATAGATCCTTTATAAGCTCCTTCTTTTGCTAATGACTTGAATGCTTTTGTAAATTGTCCTTTCTCAAAACTCTTATTATAATCTCTTACGAAATCAAATACATCTTTACCTGTATTAAATTTTACTTTACTTAATCCATATTTTTGGAATATTCTACGTAATATATCACCAATCTTAGTAAAGAATGTTTCATTATATTTAATATCTCCTTTAGTTAAAGCTTCAGATAATAAAGGCAATGTTTCTTCTAAATACTTACCCTCAGCTTTAGCTATAAGTGAATTTGCCTGAGAAAGGGTTTGATCGTATTGATCTTGTAATATTAGCCCTTTATTAAAATATTCTTTTGCTTTTGTTATTTTACCTTCTAATTCAAATTTTGTATCTTCAAAATCAAGCTTATATGTATCATATCTTTGTTTAAATTCAGTATTATTTAGAGTTTCAGTACCAATATAATTTTCAATGTGATTATATAAATCCGCACCTATTTTTTTTTGCAAATCAACATTATCTTTTACCGCTTTATATATAAGTTTATGTAAGAACTCATGCTGACCCGTAGTTACTACCTGATCCATTGCTGCTTCCTCCTTATTTATTATTAATGCTTCTTTACCATTTGATAATGGAATAAATGCACCGTATTTATTTGCGGCTTCATTTATAGTATCTTTATCAAGATCAGTATTTTTACTTAAATAATTTATTACATCATTTGCTGTATTTAAATTAGGTAATTCAATCTCTTCTTCCACCTCTAATGCTTGAGAAGCAATCGCGGTTCTTTCTATGTCAGCACTAATAGTACCTTCCATTTTTTCTTTAGCAACAGCACTTGTTAATTCACTTATTCTAGAGTTTATTTCTTTTACTTTATCTAATTGAAATGTTGTTAAAGTTGGATCATTAACATTTTTAATTATTCTAGTTAATTGATCTCTATTTTTTAATAAATTAGCAACCTCAACACTAGTAGTATTAGGAAGTTCTAACGGCTTTAATTGATTCGCAGCGTGATAAGTAGCTGCATATTCCATTTTTATTTTATCACCTTCTTCAGCAGTCATATTATCAGCCGCAATATCATTATCAATTTGGCTAGTTAATATTTTATAAGAATTTGGTATTGAGGCAATTTTTATTTGAGTTTCGGTAATAGGCGTATTCGGATTAAATACTTCTTTTAAATTGGAAGCGTTACCGGTTTTTAATTCTGTATTTATTTTGTGCACGGTTAGCCCGTCTTTAAATCCTACTATTGACTTTTGTAATGTAATAGGAGAACCCCAAACAGCTCCACCACCAACACCTGCTATAAATGAGTCCATTGTATTCTCAAAAGCTGGTTTTTTAGATATTAAATTTTGTGTAACTGTTGTAGCAACTTCTTCTAATCCTTCTCCTAACATTGCTGCTGGAACCCCATATTTTTTTAATGCTGTTTGATAAGTTGATATTAAGCCGTCTTTAAATATTTTTGCTCCATTCTCAAGACCCTCTTTTTTTATTATATCTTTATATACTTTACCTATACTACCTTCGCCTATTGCGGAAAATACACTTTCAGCTCCAGCCATGCCAAAACCATTCATTACATTTTCTATTTCAAATAAATCAGGGTTTGCTTCCTTTTGTTGCCTAATTTCAGGACCAGCCATAACAGCGGTTGACGCTGCAGCTAATTTACCAATACTCATATTTGCACCTCCGGCCATCATACCAATACTTATTGGAGCGCTTTCCGCTAAACCAACCCCTAAAAGCTTAAAAGCATCTGAGTAATTACCGGTTTTTAAATTCTCAGTTATGCTTTGAGAGTCATAGTTGGCATTGTCAAATATATTATTAACTTTTTGTATTCTTTTTTGTTCGTCTACAAAATAGTCCATTACAGGGTTATTTAACCCGGTTTGTTTTTTAAATTTTTCAGGAGTGGCTTCTAGTTCTTTATTACCCGTAATAGCAGCAACGGCATTTTGAGGCAGTGCAAATACCCTATAAATGGTTTCTGGCATTGAAGCAAAGCTTTCTCCAACATAATTAGTAGTTTTAGCAATACCGCTTATGACTCTATCCAAGTAAGACGCTCCCTCTATAGATTTCTTTTTGTCCGATGCCTTAGCTAAAATCTCTTGCGATTTTAACTCTATATCGTTTGTAGTAAATTTATACGGTGTTCCCGGTTTTTGATTTGCTGTTAAAATTTTTACCGCTGTATCGTCTAATTCAAGCTTTTTTTCAGGAGATAAACTAGAGTAATTTAAATTATCAAAATCATTAAAAACCTTATCTACAGTTTTTTTCTCTAATTCTTTTTGCTTTGTATTATTAAGCAGCATGTTTCTTTCCCCTTTTGTATAGAATCCTTCATTTGCTTGAGAGCTAACCTCATTAGCAAATTTTTTTGGATTAAACACAGTTTCTTTTTTTGCTTTTGGAGCAGGGGCACTTTTAAGTTTTTCTAATCCAAGCGGATCAATTGTTTTAGGTTTACCAAATGGATTAACAGGTGACGCCGAAGAAGGTTCCGCCGATTTGGATGCCGTACTTTTTACTGTTGCAACTGCATCCTTTTTTACAACAGGTTTTGGCTTTCCCGGCATTTTATCTTCAACCTTCTTAATACCAAATTTATTAATATAGGATTCTAAATCCATATCTTTTTCTCTTGCCTTAGCAATTACGTCTTCTTCTGAAAATTCTGTTCCGTTATAAATATATATAGGCATATTCTATTTTATTTTATTATTAAGGTAAATTAACTTTTTTTGATTTTGGCATAATACCAAGATATGATCTAAATTCTTCTCCCGTTACTTTATCATTTAATATTTCACCTTTAGCATTTACTTCCTGTACTTTGCCTTCATTAAATTCAAAGATTCTTCTGCCTTTGCCTTTAGTTGGTAATTCAATTTTTTCTATTGTCCCATCAACTAAATCTACAAAGCGTTGTTTATAACTTTCAACTTCTGCCTCGGTAAAAAATGCTTTTGCGCTTTTATCGGTTTTTACACCCTCTCCTTTTTTAGGTTTTTCAGCTTTTTCTACAAATGCTACTTGATCTGGATCAGGTCTTAGTAATGGTTGCGTTGGTACTATTTGAGTATTAATATAGTATTCCTTATAATCTTCAATAAATTTTTTCTTACCTGCTTCATCCAATGGTTTATTAGGATCAAATGATAAACCTGTGCCTTTCCATCTCCCTTGCGGATTACTCATTATATCATTATAGAAGTCAATCGCAGCGGATTGATTTGAGTCTAGTAGACCATTGGCTTGAGCTGTTAATGTAGTTTGGAAATTACCATCCTCTCTAATTGCTTTAAGATCTACTTCTTGTGTGTAAGTTATTACATCGGTACCATCGGGCGTTTTTATTTTATTTACTATAACTTTAGGTTTACCATCTTTTTTAACTAAAAACTGAGGGTTAATTTGGCCTGTAGGCATTGGATCTCCTTTTTCGCCTGGTTTTGGTGGAACAGTTTCAAATATGCTTGAGTTTGTAGATTTTAATTTATCAAATTCCGCTATTTGATTTGGTATAGTTCTAATAATACCATTACCTTGTGAAATTTTCTTTAATTGATCCGCATCAAACTCTTGTAAAACATTACCTTCTGCGTCACTTACTTTCCACATTAATTTTGAAGGATCACCGTCTTTAAAATATACTTCTTTTTTCCCGGGAATTTTTTGCAATAATACATTCATTGCATTAAGAAACTTAGGACTATTACTTGAAGCAATTCCACCTTGAACAGCGACTCCTTTAGCCATATCTTTCATAAAGGTTTCGCTAGCACCGGACATTGTAGCGATTGATTGAACTACATTGTCAACTGATCCTTGTATTTGACCAAGCCTTTTCATTGCTCCTTGCTTATCTTTCAATGTACCATTTAACATTCCAGAACGAATTTGCACCGCTTCATTAATCAATGGTTCATATGTTTTTGCCCAGTCAACAGAAGGATCTGATGCTGTAGACTTTGCTAAATCAGTATATAATGAGAACTCGTATTCCTGAGCTTTCATTTCATTAGCTTTTATTTGCTTAGCATTTTCTTCTAATTGTGCACGTATTTCTTTTTGCCTTGTAGCATAAGACTGCGCAACATTAGCAAAAGTACCAGATATAGTATCTTGTAGTCTTTGGTATGCTTGTGCTGATTGCGTATCTATAAATGTTTCTGGATTTGAGTAAGCTCCCATATATTATGTATATTTATTTTTTATCTATATCTTGTTCCGGCTGCCCCGTAATTAGGCATCCCATAATTTGGGGGTATTGATAACGGAGCCGCAGTTGGTATTATTGGATTAGGATTAAATTGAGAGATTGAAGCCCCCACTGGTGTTGCCATACTGACTGGATTTAAACCACTACTTTGTACCGACCCACTCCAATCAAAGTTATTATTAGTAGTACCTCCCGAAGCTGATTGCCCCATAGCACTCATATAAGATCCTGCTGTAGAAGCAATTCCACCAATCATACCGGTTAATGCCGATGTATAATTTGCATTAGCCTGCCCCTCTTGTGCTTGTGCGCCTCCTAATTGTCCGGCAACTCTATCAATCTTTTGTTGCTCCCTTCCTTCTCTTGCCCCAAACATAAATTGTTTACCCGCAGCTTCAGCACCTTGTATTCTTTGCGCTTCGCTAATTTGAACGCCTTGTATTCTTTGGGCTTCTGCCATTTTCATTCTTTGCATGTCAGCCTCTCCTTGAGCCCTTAATTTCTCATTAGCAGCTTCTTGTTGCTCAATATTAGCAGATATACCTTGTTTGCTTTTTAATGCAGCTTGCGCTAAAGCAGTTGCTCCACCGGCACTTGATCCAGTTTCTTTAAGAGTATCTAAAGTATTAGCTAAAGACATATCAGCTTCCTCAGCTTGCATTTTTGCAGCTTGGGTAGCTACACCTAAATTAGCATAAGGATTACTTATCATTCCAGATAAATCTTTAGCAAGCCCACTAATATCCCTAGTTGTTTCATAAGGATTGATAATGGCTTGTCTGCTATTTTCTAAGCTATTTAATTCTGCTTGTAATCTAGCTTTTTCCCTTCTAGCGGCTTCAGCGGCGCGATCAGCAGATCCCATCCCCATTATTCCTCCAATTATATTGGCTCCTGCACTTACAAGCATACCTGCTACTAATGGTACTGGCATAATTATTTATTTTTTAAGTTCGTATTATTTTTATTTAATCCTAATTAATAGGATGACATGACGTAATTTGATGATACAGAATACAATTCTGCAGCTTGCGGAGTTGAAGGGTTTACAAATACCATTTTAACTGTAGAGAAAAATCCTTTTATACCATTCATAGAATTACCATAAATAATTTCGCCATAAGTTGGTGGTGTATTATTTATAATTGTTCCAAAATATTTATTTTCTTTTCTTTTAAAATTATTCGTAAACAATTGATTTTCTAAAGCAGCTAAGTTATTTGCATTAACAGATTTTTCAATTGGTATTGCAACATCTGAATTAGAGTATAAAGCTTCTAAAGCCCAACCCGTGGATCCTTCATAATTCAATGTATTAAAGTTCTTAGACATTGATACTTCAGGATTGAATATTAAAGTAACTGTAGCGTCATATTGTACACCGTAAAAATTACAATAATTTATTAATGTTGTACTTGGATCCGCGTAGTGTCTCCATATATTAGCATTCTTAAATGTGTAAAAGTTATTTCTTAAACTTCCCGCTAAATCTGGTTTAAACGAGAATCTACTTGTCCAACCGTTACAATCTTCATCAAAAGCTAATGTTTGGTAGTCTTCTGTATCAGGTGGTTGTAATGATAATACATATTGTTTATTGTACATATCCCATCCACCAATCAATCTACCTGTACCACCAATCAACGATAGGTTATCCCTAAAGTAATCTATCATTCCGTATGCTGATATTTCAGTTATACCATCTTGAGACAATCTTAAAACAACGTTTTGATTCTTATCTACAAAGTATTTTCTGTATCCATAAACAGCAAAACTTTCCGGGTTAGTACTAATGCCGTAGTTACCGGCATATTGTTGAACCTGGCCAATTACTTGAGCACCAGAAGTAGTTATTGGTTGTCCCTCTGCAGAATAAATTGCATCTTTATCAATTAATGCTCTACTTACTTTTGATTCTTGGAATATAATTAAGTTAGTATCTTCTGCATATAACTTTTGTATTGAACCAACAGATGGGTCTAAACTTCTTGTTATATCATCAGCTACTGAAAATTGATTTGTATTATTAACTCCAGTTCTTGAATTAAATACTCCAGAATAAATTAATGAATTAAATCGATGCTGCTGAGTTATGGAATCTTCCACTAAGTACGCTTTAACCCCAAAATCTACGGATGTATTATTATACCCGCCTCTAATTCTTGCTTCTTCTACATACCAATCAGAAACTGGAGTAGGATCATAAGCGGCTGGTATATGTGTAAAATCAACGATAGGGCCAAATACAACTGTAGTACCGGCTGGTATTTCTACTTCAATTGGGTTTAATAAGACTACTGAGTTAGGGGCTAGCATATATAATACTACGTTTATGTACAATACATCGTCAACAGTATATTCTAAAGATTGACCTACCCCTAAAAAAGTATTAGGAGTAGTTAATATCATAGTATTGCTACCAACAGTAACGTCACTATCGGTAATATAAGATCCGTTTGTGACATTCACAATAGTATCCATTTTCTTTAACCAAAATGAATTAAAATATTTTAATTCTAGTGTTGCTGCCATATTTAATAATTACTTGTTTTTTTATGTTTTTAACGAATCCACTATGCTAATTCCACATATTGCGATAGATTCCTTCCGAAATTAATTAATGAGTCTCCGTCTTCCGCCCATGCTGTTTGATTTGTATTCTCAGGCACAGGTAAACCAGTAACTCTTCCTAAATTATCAAATTTAGCAGAGAACAAAGGTTTATTAGTAACCGCTGGGGTTGATGGGTAAGGGCCTGTTACTTCTATATTGTAATCTCTATCGGTATTCTGGAATAAATAAAAACTATCCGCCAATGGTGGTAACCAAACATCTGCAAGATTAGAATCCGTGTAAAACTGTTGCACATGCAATCCATTGTCAGTTGTAGCCCATACAGTTCCTCTAGGATCTGTTATCGCATAACTAAATGTAGCAATCGCTCCACTGGCAACAGTTGCATCCAAATTGTTTGATAATATAATAGTTGTTCCGCTAACATTTGTTATTTGTAAAGTAGCTGAAACTCCTGGTAAGGTTACATATAATCCATCTACTAATTGAGGATCTGCTGTTGTTAAATTTAATATGTTGGTGCCAATAGTAGCCGTGCTTGCTAATGTGCCTGGCTTTGTAAAATAAAATCCATTTGCTGCGTCCTGAGTAGCATACGGAACTCCGTTAGGATCATTGAAATAATCTCTAATTTGAACGTTATACTCATAAGCTGTTGTAATAGCTGGTGGATTAACAAAATCTGGATTTGGAGAAATTGGATTAGGAGGCAAATCAGCATAAGTATAATTAGCGTCCTTAACTTCTACCGAAGTAGCAAATTCAACAGAACAAGCAGGCTGCGGTTCTCCTGGATCTAATAATGTATTATATTGATGCCATATAACCAAACAATATTCTCCAGGAGTTGATGTTACAAAAGAAGTAGATCTTTCAACATACGTGCCTGAAGTTGTACCGGCAGATATTGTTTTTACGCCTAATTTGTAATCTAATATTCCTGAATTCTCAAATCCATTTGCCCATACTGTAGGCACAACTAATACCGGTCCAACATTATTATCATCTAAAACAGGTGCCCATATATTATTAGGAGCATCAAATGAAGGTCGATAATATAATATAAACTTTACATCGCTTTCTCTACTTTCTACCGAATTACTAATACCTTTTGTTCTTATAGTCCATTCTAATGAACCTTTTGTAAGTCCAAATATAGAAGGCGAATCAATTACAGGGTCTGCTCCGTTTTCAATTTGAACGTTTCTATAAGCTTGATATGCTCTAGTAGCCGGAGCTGGAGTGGTTTGTAATAAGTCTGGTAAGTTTGTATTAATATGTGTTATTGGATCTAATTCATAATCACCTCTACCAATATATACCGCTCCGTATCCTTGTCCTGGAACAGGGGCACAAGTTATGCCTGATCCTGTGTAATATTGCCAAACAAAGTCTTGTGTATTATAATATTGTAAATAATCATTAACCGGCTTTGGACCAACCGTAATATTAACTAGTATATCATCAGAGAATGATCTATAAGGAGACACCCCGACTACAGGAGTAGGTGGAACAGCTTGATACGCGTCATATACTATAATTTCTAATACATAAGTTCCCAAAGGAACACTTGCATTGATTAAAGTTATTACTCCAGTTGTATTGTCTATTGAAAAATAATTATCATCATTACCGTTAAGAATATCCCAATATAAATTAATCTGATTAGCGACTAGTCCTGGAGTGCTAGTGCCATTCTTTGCAGTCATAGTTACTACTGGCCCAACTGTTTGATCTATAACTGTATTATAATCAGGGAAAGGCAAGTCAAATGATGGTGCGATATTACCTAATCTATTTTGATAAGTTATTGTATTGAATACTCCGGGCTGCCATTCTACATTAAGTGTAAAAATAAAAGTGCTACCTCCTAAAGACGCACTAAAATCAAATACAAAATAATCTGTTATTTTTAGTCTATAAAATCCAGGGGTGGTTTCTTCTATTTCAAACTTATCTGTCACTACATCTCCCAAAAGATTAGTAACTTCAAGAAGAATTGGAGTGCTAATTAATGTTAATGGAAATCCTGTATTATTTAATATCTCAAATTCTCCTGTTATATATGGTGAATCTTCTGCTCCAGTTACTAAACCTGGCCCATCTGGATCTTGGTCTTCAAAGAACTCAAATTCGGTAGGGCTTATAGAAGCAGGACCATCATAGCCGTTTAAAACATCGTAGTTTAAATCAGATATATATCCGGTTGATGCAGTTTCCCAGAACAATGCTAAAGCAGAAGTCTCAGGAGCCGTTTCATAAACACTTAAAAAAGGGACCATTAAATCGCTAGGAACTCCGATTGTTTTTGTTGTAGAAACTCTACCTATCAATGGTCTTGTTTGTAATTGATAAAAGTTAAGCCCAGCGGAACCTCTAACATTGTCTACGGTATTCTCTAAGAAGTTGAAGTCAGTTGCTGTAGCAATAGATGATACCACGTCCGCTTTTCTTGTAGGAAAATATTGTACGTTTTCAGCTTTAGTAATAATATAATTTATAAACCCAGGACCTGGTGTTCCTCCGGATTCTCTTGTCCAGTTTGGTGGAGAGAATGTTATTATACCTTTAGTTGGATCTAATGGGTCAATTATATTTGACACCACTACGGTATCTCCATACCAAGCATATGGACTTGCTATAGTTGGAGGACCAGGAGGAGAAGGATCTGGATTAGGATATGGAGCATTAGCTTCCACAGATTGTATCCCATCTCCAGGTTTCACATTATCAAATATAAGTGGGTTTGCCGCTAAATCATATGTTATAGTGGTAGCGTATTTATTATTAAAAGGTAATTCACTTTCTAATTCATATGTTAAAGCAGTGTTTTCTACTCTACCGAATAATTGCACGCTACTACGATATTGTTTTTGGTCTGGTCCAACTTCACTTAAATCTCTTGGTATTTTATTTATATTGTCATTGATTAATACAATATGGCTTGTTTTACCTTCCTCTCCTACTGGAAAATTAGTGGTGTTTATTCCGTTCTCTAATGTTGGATCAAAGGTACCAGTATATGTTACTTGACTTCCAAAGGTTTGCCCTGATGGGTAACCATCTAGCATTCCGGGTAAGTATGCATTGTAGTAATCTTGCTGTTGTTGTTTAACAACTACTCTGTATGAATACCATCCTATTTCATTTATAGTATAAACAAACTTCGTGTCAAATACTCCAGGCGCTGTAGGTACTGATAAATATAAATTATTTACTTGAGCAGTAGTTGTTATAGTATAGTCCCAAGGAGAAGGTCCGGCGGAAACATTATTTATTCTCACGTAGTCTGTAAAGGCTCCACGCATAGATTGCCCTGCAAATGGTATAGTATTTGTAGCGGTTGGTTCTAAAACAAACTTATAAGTATTGCCTGTTATTTCTCCATCAGTTATTGAAAAACCATTAGGAGAGGTTTGTTCAGCGTATAATCCAGGAGTTCCCCCAGGTATATTACGTAACGATGTTATTGGATCATTGACCAGCACTAATAAAGCATCCCCAAACCAGCATTTCACATCTGATGAATCACTTTCTGGTTTATATGGGGCATAGACCGTTGACCCGCCGTATTTTATAGATCCTTCTTGTATATTAGTAAGGTCCACAGTAGATAATAAAACAGAAGATTGTCTACCAAACTTATCTGCTAAAATAAACCCTACTTGATAATTACGGTTTTGTTTTAAAGTATGGTTAGGATATTCTATAAAGTTTGTAAATGCATCAGACTTTGGTTGTACCGCTGTATAATAATTTATATTAGCAGGAGGAGTATACATATTGTAAAAGTTACCATATATAACTCTATTACCTGATATCTCTTGGCTTAAAGCTCTAGTAGGTACAATATCATATACTCTAGTCGTTTGATTTTCATTTAATGTTTTATATGGCTTTTGCGATTGGTATGGATAATTATAAACATTTATAGTAGGTATACTATTGCTTATAGTTGTCCAAGGCACCGTCTCTAATACTTTTACCGCTAATGAATCTGATTCTTTATATAATACATCAACACTTACTATTTTATAGGTTGAATTTATATTTGCGCCTGTATCTGGTAATGGAATTAATAACTCGATATTATTAACATTGTTTTCCATCCATTTAACTATTGTGCTGCTATAAGCACCAGTTTCATCCCCATTAATGAAATAACCTTTTTGCCTAGGTATATATGCTATTTGAGTGAACGGAGCCATTAAAGAGTACTCGTTATCATCAAACTTAAATCTATAACTAAACCTTACGTATTTATCTTCTAAAAACGCAGGATCCCCTGGCCAACTTGTATCATCTGATTTGTTGGTCATGGTAGAAATTAAAAATGTTAATTGTAAACCATTAGTTATTGCAGCTGCCGGAGCATACGTAGTTATTATATTTGTAAGATAATCTACACTTGTAACATAAGTATAATTGCAAGAACTCAATCCATCCGCTACAATAGTCATACCTTCAACTATACCGACTGCGGATTCTAATTCAAATGTACTGCTATCTATAACGGTTGCAACATTCGTAACTGCCTTACGTATTAATGATATAGGCTCAATAGGTGCATATTTAGCTACAGAAATTTGTACCTCTGTAGTATAATAGTTAGGGTTGTTTATTGCCTTATTATAGTTTATTTTTCTAGGTTGATTTCTATTGTCAGTCCAAAATAATAATCCTTCTACTAAGTTTACCCCTAATATTAAATTTGATTTTGAAAAGTTTAAGAAAGTTCCCTGAACTAATGTTGATGAAGTTAATGTATTTAAATCATACACTGTTATTTTCATTACCCAGCCTTCAGGAAAAGGGGAATATGGTAATGTTTCACATAAGGTTATTTGGTTTGGAGCTGGATCATTATAGTTTGTTAAGAACTGGTATATTCTATTATTTTGGTTATCCATAAACATACCAATGCACTCTAAATCCGTGATGTCTTCTATAGGTATTTCAACATTGCCATATACATTTTGCAGTACACCAATATTATTTGTTTCGGATTTGCCTACTTGTATATTTAAGGCATCTCTGTATTCGCTATTAGGTATAAGTCTATCGTCTAAATCTTTATTCATTTTAGACGATAGAAAACTATTTTTAATTTCAGCCATTTATTTTAGTGTTTAATCCATTTAGACTTACCTCTCATAACCTGAGTAATCTCTTCTAACTTAATATTTGATAATCTTATCTTAGCATTTCTTAATGCCGCAAATCTTTCTCTTTTAAATCTTTGAACTAAGTATTCTGGGCTGCTTGATCTAACGCTAAGGATACTGTGCAAAATATGTAAGTACATCGCTTCCTCAGCCATTTTAGGAACCTTAGTATCCATGTCATAAGCTAATCCATCAGATATATATTCTAATATTATTAAAGCTCCAACAAGATCACTACTAAATGAAAATTTATTTTCTCTTTCGTTTATAGTGAATGTTCCATTAAAGTTCATATATTGTGGATCTCCGCCGTATCTTCTGCCATATGTACCACCATAACCATAGCCATAGCCATAACCATAATCATCATAAGCAAATGCGTCGCCATTCCAAACAATATCGTTTAATATAAAATCTATATTATTATGTCCCCAACGCTCATCAGTTAATGATACTCCGTCAATGTTATTACCAAAGTTATCCTGAACTGGATTACCTAAAGAATCTTGAACATTTGGTTGAGTTGGGTTACTTGTTAATGTGGTAGGGTAAATAACGTGTTTAATACCATGCCTGTCAACCCATGAACATTTTACATAGTTAACATAATCCTGTGGTATTGGTAAACTTAAACTGTGAGGTATATTCCACTCTACAGACTTAACACTCTTTAAAGTATCATAACTGAATTCTTGTAATCCTCTTTTAGCATGGAATATAACATCTGTTCTTTTAACATCCGTTATTAGCTTACCAGGACCCACGTAAGCAACCATAAAATTATTAATAACATCATTTAAAGATATGTAGGCATAACCTCCATAATTGTCTTCTACGGTGTTACCATAAGCTAATGTTGCAGGATCATTTGGATCTCCGTAATTTCCGCCAGTTAAAACTTTTAATTGTACAACAATATAAGTACCAGCCGCCGGATTAGTAGGAAGTGTTATTACATTATTCGCTACTGTATATGCGGTAATTATTTCATTAAATGTTCCAGGAGTTCCGTATGGGCTTTGATATACTTTAAAGTTATTTAAAGCGTAGTTGGTATTATTTGGATCGTAGCTACCAAATATCAAATCTGTATTAAATGTTGTAATAAAAACTCTTTCGGTACCACTAGCAATAAACCCCTGTGCTCCTTCGTAGTATTGTCTGTTTGTTTCGGTAATTAAACCGTCATTTGGTGTCGGCATTTTTTATTAGCTTTTTGAATTAATACTTTCTGCTTGCACTTGTTGCGCAGCGATTTGTACAATTTGTGGATCTTTAATAACTATACCTGAATAAAGTAATATTCTAGTTATTAAGTTAGTTTGTTCTATTGGATGCAATTCAAATTGAACTGATGAGATGGCATCGTATATATATTGTTGGTTTGGACCTAAAGTAAAATTCCATACCGGATCAGCGGGCTTTCTAACATAAGTACAAGTAATTCCAGAAGTTATCGTTGTTGGGTATACCTTGATTATAAAATCTTTAAAGGTATATACTGGCCAATACTTTGTAGGTTTAGTAATTGGCGATAGGTTAAGCTCTAATAGTTCATTTGGTTGAACGTATTGAACTTCTTTGTCATCATTATATATTACAGTACCTAACTTATAAAAGTCGTTTACTGCTGGTATATTAAATCCACCTGCTATAGGAGCACACACCCCATCTGTTTGGAAGATTGCAATTTTTTGTTGTAAATTTTTTACACGATCAGCATACTCTGTATCATTATCCGGTACACGGATTTGTTGATTTAAACTGTCAAAGTAATCGTTAAATATTTCAAGCTGTACTTGAGTTGCTGTTTTATTAAATTCATCAGGAGTTATATAACCTCTTTGCTCCTTATTTATGATTAATAAAACGGTTCTATAAACCGTATCTACACTTATTGCCATTTGTTATTTTTATTATAATATTAAGGCGGTAACCTTAGCCACCGCCTATATATTAGTATTACGTATTATTTTAATTTTTTCTCTATCGACTGGAAGACTTGAATACCTTCATCAGTTTTAAAGAATGCGGCCATCGCTGAGTATGGATTTTCATCAAATGGTACAGTTATCAATTTTCTATCATTCTCTCCCCACATAAATGTTCTTTGATCATGTGATAGTTTTATTATATTTGATTCTGTAGCTCTAATAGCTAAATTTCTAAGATGAACATTTTCATCGTTTGCTAACTCAATGAACAAAGAAGGATTCTTTCTAGCGAATAATAATAAGTCTCTTTTTATTTCTTTAGAACTCATTTTATTAACTCTAGATCCAACTTCCACACGAACAATTGCTTCTGCAGCATCGATGTCCATTTCAAAAGCCATATTCATTGCTTCAACTTCCATTTCTAAATAATCTAAATCATCTTCAGCTTCCATTGTAGGATCAAATTCTGTATATTTGTTTCCTAAACCAGGGTGATATAAAGATAATAGCTTTTGTAAGTTTTGCTTTTCTTTTGGAACATTTAAAACACCTTCTTCAAAGATAATGTGCCCTAATGTTACTTGACCTTTTTGTTCGCTAACTAATGGCGAATTTTGATTTGTCGCATATCTTATTTCTTCTTGTTGACCTGTTTTTTTGTCAAACCACAATAATGGGTATCTAAGAGTATGCTTACCTTGTAATGTATATGTTATAGGAGAATTATTATCCGCTAACAGGTAAGTTCTATCTTTTATTTCCCAGGTCGGTGCAGAGTCTTTTTTTGCGTATTTTTTTTCATCAATTACCAGTGTAGGTTCGTTAACTTCTATTTCATTAACCATATCAACGTCTTGTACTGTAACTTGTGATTTTGCACTACTTGGTGCTGTTTGTTTTTTTGCTATTGCCATAATATAATATAATTTAATAATTTGTTTTAAAAGGTAATAATTACCCCCGTAAATTCAACAGGGGTAATATCACCACATATTAGTTTGAAGAAGTAAACAATACGAAATTGTTAGCTGCTTGTGTAACTAAACATCTTTCAGACAAGAAGTGTACTTGCATTGCATCAAGATCAGAAGTGTAAGCACCTCCAACAGATCCAGTGATCCAGTTTTTCATTCTTCTGTCATCAGCTTGACTAGCTCTGTAACGAACGTGCAAGAAAGGTCTACGGATGTTAGTACCTAATTGTTGATCGTATACAGTAGATGTTCCAGCAGGAATAAGGATACCATCGATAGATGTATTATTCATACCTCCACGAGTAGATGCATCATTTAAGTATTTCCAGTCAGTTTTGTAGAAATCGTAAGAACCTCTTCTGAATCCAGAGAATCCTAAGTTCAATGCCATTTGCTCAGAGTTTTCGAATAAACCGTAAGCAACACCTCCAGCAGCACCAGAAGATAAAGAAGCCAACATATCATCGAAGTCAAGAGAAGTAGCTCTGTTTAAGAAGAACATGTTTTCTTCAATAGCTCCTTGAGTATCTAAGTTTTTCAAGATTGAATCAAAGTCAGATAAACCAGCAGCAGCAGTAAAGTTATTTACAACATTACCTCTTTCTTTAACAGCAGCAAAAAGACCTTGTGTTCCTTTAATGCTGTTAACGCTACCTAAAGTAGAACCTCCGCCAACTAATTCACCCTCAATTACAGACATTTCTAAATAATCCTCAAAACGCAATCTTGTTTCAGATTCAGCTTTCAAATACCATAAGAACCCACTAGCTCCATCTTCAGTAGCAACTTCTACCCATCCAATCTGAGCAGTGTCAGATCCAGAGATTTGGTATCTTTCTTTGATGATAATTGGAGAGTTACTGTATTGAGTGAAAGAAGGAGTTACAGAGTTTAAAGAAGCATCTGTAGTACCTTTCTTAAATTCAGAACCGTATACAAAGATTTTAAGATCTGTTGCTCCAGTGAAATTAACAGTTCCGGCAGGTGAGCCAGCAAGAGTCAAATCTTGTTGAGTATAAGGTTTAACAGTAATAACTGCAGGGCTAATAGCGCCACCAGTTCCAGTAGCAGCATCTGCTGTAGAAGCTGTTACATATACTTTAAGTTCTTTCCCTGTAGAAGGGCTCATAACCACTAAGGTTTGTCCTACAGAGATAACGTTGTTAACGAAGTTAGCACCAGTACCACCAGTTAAAAAAGTTAAAGTTGTAGCTGAAGCACATGTTACATCTTTGTAAGCAATGTGTAATCTATTTTGTTCAGACCAAACTACTTGATCAGAAGACATAGGCATTTCAGCACCTACCATACGTAAGAATCCAGATAATGTTCTGTTTCCGTAACGCTCTACTTCTGCTTCGTAGATTTCTGGTAAATATTGTTGCGCGAAATCATTACCACTTCCATTTGTAAAGTTTAAGTAATTTGTTTCTAGCGCTTGTTGTTTTTGAGACGGTTTAATTGTCCCAAATTGTGGAATCACATTAGCCATAATTTTTAATTTTAATTGTTAAATTTTTTTGTTTGTATTCTTAATTTAGAAGAATCAATGCCGTTTATAGCTTTAACTTTGAACCCATTTATAAAACCAGTATTAGCCGGAGATACTCTTGGCGTATTGGTTATGTTATTGGATTTTGCAACAATGTCTTTTACAGCATCAGCTTTGCCTTGCTCGTAAAAATGATTTGCAATAGTATCCGCATTCTCGGCAGCATACATAGCTTTATGATAACCTTTCATGTCAACGATCTCACCTTTATCATTCAAGAACTTCTTGATTAGGTTGTTTATATTTGACTGTTTATCAGCCACTGCTTCTGTGTTCTGAACTCCATATCTAAAATTTTTCTCTCCTAATTTGAAATCAAAACCTTTGAATTCTTGTGAGAAAAAACCTTTAGTCTCATTCTTGAACTTTGAATGCAGTGCTTCTGCGTTTGCCTGTTCTTCATTATATCGGTTAAAAAAGTCCATTGCTTTTTGTTGTTCCTTAGATACGCTCGGTTTCAACTTGATCTCGTCGTAATATTTTCCTTTAAGGTCTTCCAAAAAGTTTTTGGCTTTTGCAACTTCTTCTTTAAATGCGAGTTTCTTTTTTCTGATGTCTCGCTCATCATCTAAATCTTCATCATAACTAAATTCATCTTCCATTAAGAATTGAATCTCTTCGGAATCTAAATGTGGTCTTGATTTTTTATAATATTCTTTTAGTAAAGCCTCACTGTCAATAGTAGAATAGTCGTAGCTTAGTCTTACATAGTCTTCAACTGTTCCGCCTGTTTCTTCCATGAAAGCAACAAGCTTATTAATATTTTCTGGTAATGGCTTACCTGTATTTTCTTGTACCTCAATAGCTTTGTTTGCCTCTTCAACGAGTGTTGCGGCTGTAGTATCAACTTCTTCTTGAGTAATCTCTTGTATTACTGTTGTTACTTCTTCTTGGGCTGTAGCTTGAACGGTAACTGTTTGATGTTCTTCGTTTCCTTGCTCCACTTCTTGCAATCCCAATTCGGATTGTTTTGTGCCCAACATGCTTTCATCTGTGTTTTCGATTTGAACGGCATCTTCTGGTGTTTTATTTGTTCTTAAGTCTACTTTTGAAATTTCATTAGAATTAACTAACTTTTTCATGGGAGATCTCTTCTTTTGTAATTTGAATTCCCCCTCTTGTTTTACTTGTTCTGACATAATATGATAATATAAAATTGGTTAATGTATTCTTATTGTGGACCAAACTGTGATAGATCGAATCCATCTTCACTTCCTTCAAAGTCTTTTGGCAATGAATTATTTTTTCTTTGGTCTATTAATTCTGATTGTTGTGTGGCTTGTATCTTTGTTCTTTGATCTTTACGGTCTTCTGCTTGAGCTTGTTTTTGTTGAGCAACACCTAATTGCATTTGAGCAAGCTGCATGTCGTAATCAAACTTAACTGCCATTCTTTGTTTCTCAAGCATTAATTCTTGTTGCATTCTTTGTATTTCAAATTGAGATTTAGATTGTAATATTTGAATCTCAGTTTGCGCTAAAGCTTGTTGCTTTTGTACTTCGGCTAATGCCGCTGCTTCTGACGCTTGTGCATTTGCTTGACCCTGCGCCGCAATATTTGCTTGTTGATTTGCTTGATCTCTTTCTAACTTTTTCTTTCTCTTATATTTTAAAGATTGATTAGCTAGTTTTAAATTCTTAATTTGTCTTAGATCAATTACATCTTCTAAATCAATTCCCCCTGATTGTAAAGCAATCTGAATGTTTTGTTCAAATTGTGCTTTATCTTCTTCTTCAGGTTCTAATTCTAAGAAGATACCAAAATCATGCAAGTTTAAATTCTCTATCTCTTTTAATGTTTCTACATTTGAAACTGATATACTTTCAATAAGTGCTTTACGAGTTAATGGGAATCCTAATGAATCTTTAATTCTTAAAGCAATATTCTCACATAATCTTAATGTTAAGAATAAACTTGATTGTAATATGTGACGTGTTGCAGTGTTTGAACTTGCTGCTGCCATTTTCTGTAACCCAACTAAAGCATCTCTATCTGGCGTACTACCATCTCTTGCTTCGTTTAATCCGGTTACATCACGTATCATTTGTAAGTAATATTGGTAAGTACTGATTAAAGAACTTATCTTAGCATTACCTGACGATGTTTGTAATTCCTGGATTGGCACTTTACCTGGATTTTGACCCCCATCTTGAGACATTGATCTACCAACAATACTACCCGTTTGGAAATACATATTTAATGCCTCTGCTGCATTATAGTTTGTACCATTACCCAAATCAACTTCTGCTAATCCATCAACATCGACAAATACTCCATCAGGTACCATTCTTGATAGTACTTGTTGTAGTTTTAAATGTGTTAATTGTATCATATCTGCAAACCCTGTTATACGGCTTACTAATGATTCAATTCTTCCTTTATACATTCTAGGAGCACAGATAGTATAATTCATCTCTACTCTTGTAGTATCCGCAAGTGGTCTAGTCATATTCTCAGCTAGTTCCCACTTAAGCATTTTGTTAAATCCTAATATTTTTGCGCCTGAATACAATACCTCGATTGATCTTGATATTCTTTCAAAATTGTCATTGGCTGGCGGATTAAATGTATCCGGTTTTTCAAGCGCTTTTTCTAATCCATTTTCGGTTTGTTTAATTTTAAACACCTGATTAGAATATGTTTTATATTCAAAATATAATACTTGAACAGTATTATCATTTGTATCAGTTCCATAATAGTCGCGAGTATAATTAGCATTCCCCGGGTATTTTTCTATTTCTCTTAATTCATCATCTGTTAAATACGGGAATTCTTTTTTAAGCTCCTCTAATGCTACTGACTTAACCTCTCCTACATAATATATGTCTTCGAAGTTTGGATCCTCTGTATAAGAATAAACAAGGTTAGCAGGGTCAACATACTCAAGAACAACACCATTGGCTTCATTCCAGTTTGTTTTAGCCGCTGCAATACCTAATACAGTTAAATCATAATTAAGTCTTCTATTAATTAGAGTATATCTATTACGATCTAATATTTGGTTTATTACTTCTTCTTCTGCAATTTCAATCGCTTGTTTGTAATCTAATTGCAATTTAATTTCTAATTCTTCTTTTGTTTCAGGTAAGTCTTTAGGGTTTGGACTATTATATAGATTAACACCCAATTTAGATTGGATGCTATCTAATAAGTCTTTTGCCATCATATCTCTTATAATACCTTCAGCATATTTTGTTTTGGCTTGAACAGCTTCTGGATCTTCGGCATAAGCTTTGATCTCATAGTTCTTATTAGATATACCATTAACAACGATGTCTACGAACTTAGGTATAATAGGAATCGGTTTCCAATCTAAATTAAGATACGATAAGTCACCATTAACGGACAACTCATCTTTGTATTTTTGTACAGATTGTTCACCTCTTGCATATAAACGTAAATTGTGAAAGTTTTGCCAATTTGACCCCCATCTATTACCGGTTCCAGCTCCAACTCTATCTCCACGAAACCATTCGTTTTCAATAGCCCTAGCAACTAGAATTCCATATTCAAGACTTTGCTTTTCTTCATCTGATACTACTTGGGTAGGGAAAGAACTATTAGTGTTTGTATAAATCATCTATTATATTATTTTTGAACTATAACCTTCATTATTATATCTTTTAAAGTTTAAAGGAGTCTTATCCTTTTGGAAATTGCTAGTTGGCGTATACATGTGTTTATTACATGCCATTATAGCTAACCCAGAACTTATCGAAGCATCATGCTTTGTTCTATCGTTTATGTTGAACCTTGCCCAATCTTCTAATGTTTTTTGGAAATACATATCTCCATATGAATCCCCTAAATCTCCTACATAATTTTCTATGTAAGTTTCAATTGCTGCTGCGTGGGCTTGTATAATATCTTGTCCTGAGTTTGGTATACCTCCAATTTCTTTTTCAGCTGGAGATAACTTATTCCATACTTTATCAGGTCTATTCATTGAGAATCCTCTATAGCCTCTTCTTTTGAAATGATATAATAGTCTTGCTTTGTTATTCTCTGCAAGTATTGGCATACCGTAAAATACACAAGCCATTAAAACTTCTTCAAAGAATATTTCAGCTGTCTGAGGTCTTGCAATATATTCTAAAAAGAAATGGTTTGCTGGTACGTCTTCCATTGAAAACTTTGTTAACCCATGAAGAGATCCATTCGATCCTCTATTGTCAACTGTCCCGGATATATCGTAACTATCACATCCAAATGCGCCACAGTGCTCATTACCAGGATATTTGTACCCATCCTTTATTATTACGCGGTTTTGCATATGTTTAGGTGGTACCCAAGAGATTATGAACCTACCGTCTTTATTTGGATAAAAGCTTACTCTTGTATCTAGTATGCCGTTATCCCATTGGAAGTTCCCTCGTGTTAAAACACCAGAGTAACGTAGGTCTGCATTATAATCAATTTGCTCGTATATTTTTGTAAGATTAAACAACGATTGTTTTGTTTCATCTCTAAATGCGTGTTGTTCTGTTCTTGGAAACTGTCGGTAGTATTCATTTAGACCATCTGAATCTGACTTTAAACCATCAACTTCATTCTGCCAGTGCTCAATAACACCTATTTCAATTTCGTTTCCGTCGATTCCTTTGATTGGTTTTTCTGGAGTGTGGAAGACAGGTAAGCCATAAGTATCAATGAATCCCTCGTAGGACCATTCCATAGGTATGAACAAACTATATAATCCTGAGCTAGTCTGTCCATTGGCGTTTCTTTTCGTAACATCTGAGTTGTAATAAAGTTTCTTAAAATTCTCTCCTCCTTTATCTAAAGCATTTGATGTCGAACCCATCATACACTTACCGATAATACGACTACCTAATCTTAAACAAGTTTTAGTAACCCTCCAGTTATTTAATATGTTATCAGGTTTAAGCCATTTACCACTTTCATCATGAACTAAAAGCTTTAGCTTTTCCCCATCATAAGAGTTATCTCCTGTATTCTTCCAGTCAATTGTTGTATCAAGACCATCAAGTTCTTCAGGGTTTTCATTATTATCTAATTTCTTTCTTGTAAACTTAGAAGCTGGCACTCTATATGCTAACTCTGTTTTAGGTCTATCCATACCATCTTGGATAGGTTTAAAGAAGAACGGGTAGTTAATTGATATTGGTACAACCTTATCAGTGAACATCGTTTTAGCATCGCTACCTGATTTAGATAGTATACCAAATCTTGAGTCACTTGACATAGTAGCTTGGTTAACTAGTTCTGCGGAAGACATAAATGAAAATCCAGAACGTCTATTCTTTAAATAAGACATTCCGTAACATCTGTAATCCGCTTTGCAAGCTTCCCAAAATATAAAGAACAATCTATTTGATTCTCTAAAGTCTGGGGCACCAACATCTATTTTACTCCATTGTAGGTACATGTAATGTGTACCTGTTATATATGTAGGAGTTCCATTACTATAAAATGAGAAACCTTCGTCTCTGTATCTGAATTCATTGTCAATGTAATCGTACCACTTCTCTTTAAATGCATCCGGATATTTATTCCAATCGAATACATTCTTTATTTTAATTAACTCCTTAGGTACTTCTAATTGCTCCCAATATTGTAATTCTTTTTTCGGGCTTCTTTGGTATGAATCCTCTATTAGAGGTAAAGCAATCTTTAGATTTTGAATCTCGTATATTTCACCAATCTTTCCGGTCTTACTTATAACAACTATATCGTGTTGTTTGTTATAACCGTACTTCCATGTTTTAAGCCTATTCTCTTTCTTTAAAACACTTGACTTGATATAATCAGGTAAAACTTTGAATAAAGTATTTTCGTACATTATTTGGATCTCCCTTCTGCGAAACCTTTAAACGTTTTTGCCGTTGGTTCTTTTTCGCTATCTTCTAACATTCTTTCTTCCTCTTCAATCCTACTAAGGATTTCAAAAGCATCAAATATAGCCAGCTTTTTTGTGGCAGCAGCATTCTTCAATTTTTCAGGTTCTGGATCATCTTCATTACCCATTAATATTGGAGACTTAGCCACTTTAATTAATTCATCAACTGCTTCTTTACCCGCCTGTATAATTGCTTGTTTTGCTTTTTTTATTTCCATAAAATTAAATATAAATAAAATTACTTTTGTTAGGTCTTGATTTATTTAACCAACTACATAAAGTACTATAATTAATAGAATAAAATTCAGAAGCGTCTTTTACACAATTAAATATTTTATTTGTTTCGGTATTAAGCACTTTCCTTGCAAGAAAATGTTTTTCTCTACTTCTTTCTTTAGACCATTTTGCTTTCAATATATCAGTATGTGTTTTACCATACATTCCATGCTTTTCTCCTGTTATTGCTAGAGCTCTTTTTATTTTTGTTTCTTCCGAATGAATTTGGCCAGGAGCGCCGTCGCCTCCGTCAGTCATATTACATAAACTACCCGTTTTTTTATCTTTGCGACCGTAAATAGCAATAAATTCTTTTTCTTTTAAACATGCTTGATCCCAAGTTAAATTTTCAAAAAGAATTTCTATGTCATAAGATGATTTAGCAATTATATTATTCCACATAATACTTCTACGAACGCCTGTATCTTTGCTTCTTCTTTCAGAACCTATCCCGATATAAAAGGGTTCGTTTTTATCGTGTCTTATATGCCTATATACTATGTACCCAACCTGGGTTGTATTCCTCTTCGTTTCCTTTATATTCATATTTAATTACAATATCATTAGATTTCATACAATATAACCGCTCGCCATCAATTATAAACTCCCATTCACCATCCGGAGTATATCCAACCAGGTCACCAGGATTGATTTTAAGCTTGTTTAAGGACTCATTTCCGTATTTTAGTATACCAATAAGCCTTTGCTCTTTATCGAGCTTTAAATAATCTATATTTTTTAATGGTTTAATAAAGCATCTGTCTCCAAATGTTTCCCATTTACCTTCATTCTTATACAAGTAGATTTGATCTAGATCACAAAAATACAAATCATTCATAAAATATGAACGGCTGTCTTTTTGATTTCCTCTAATGTCGTAGAACCTTCTGAATACATTGTGATGTATTACTACTAAATCCCCTTTTTTAATATTAGTAGAATAAGCTAGCGGTGTAGAAACTACCTCCGCTAATTTATTCACTGATTTAAAACTTTCTATTTTGGTATTTAGTATTAGTTCTTTGTCGTCTACTTTAACTTTGTTATTGTACCTATCACCGACAGGCTTTACAATAAAGTTAAATACACTTTGCATTAGTATTCTAAATCGTATTCTACAGACACTGCCATGTTATGATTAAACTTCTTCCATGGCATTACTTCGTCTTCTTTCTTTATATAAACGTTATACGATGAATCTTGCTCATCCACTAAAATGCACGCAATCTCATGTCCCCCGTAAACCTGCTGGCCCACGGAATAATGCATTGCCTCATTTTTATAATCAACGCCTATACTTATTTTTCTAATTACTGAATTCATTATTCAGTTTCTTTAACTTCTTCTTCAATTTCAGTATAAGAACCATCCTCTAAACTAATATTGATTGGTCCATATTCTTCCTGCAATTCAGTTTTAAAGTCTTCGATTGTTTTGTTAACCTCTGCAATTTGATGTAAGAATCCATGTTTTTGAGATTCTAATAATCCAATGTTAGTTAATAACGCTTGAAGATCTTTTTGTTGCGTTGTAATTTTTTCTAATTGTTCTTTTGTAATCTGTTTTACTACTTCCATTTTTTATTTAATTTAATTGTTTATTGTTATTATACTTATTTAATTACTTGTTTTTCGGCATAATTACCTGTAATGGTTCATCTACTGGTCCATCAGCGTTTTGAGCATAACCCATAAAAGAGTGAACACAATCAACAGGGAACACCTCATTGGCTCCAAAGTCAATCACCTCAGTTGTCATTACATCATAGAATACACCATCATAATAGATAGGTTCAACAATCACATTTCCTTGGTCGTCATACTCTCCTGGCACTTTTACGATTTGCCCTATATCTACTACAGCTTGAGTTCCATTAGCATAAGCTAATTGAGGCTCATCATTTAAGTCTGTAATTTCAACATATACTCCTTTAGCGATTAAATCAGCTGTTGCAGTGTCTTTATCTGCGTATTGTAATTTAAAAATATTCATATTATATAGTTGTTAAGAGCTGGAGCTCAGAATTTGTTAAACGTGTTTTGTAAAGTTGCACTGAGTTATATTTAGAAAATATTGATGAAGTTACACTATGCGAAGCCCCAAAATTTATTCTGTTTAAGGAAATAGGCGTATTTACTGAATTTTCAGAAATGGAATTGATTTTAACACCGTTAAGGTAAAAAACTGAATCTCCACTTTTATAAGAAATAGCTATTTTTAATCTTTGATTATCAGTAAAATTTGTTTGTCCATTCATACCAAGATTTCCATTACCATTCATTTGATAATAAATAGTATTATTAGAAATATTATCTAATC